CTAATGGAAAATAAAACCTCCACTGGCTTCCCACGGAACTTCCCGTATAGTCTGGTGCCTTGATCTATTTCCGTCAGTAAATGCCTTTCTTGCCTCTGCATCAAAATCAGGCTTTTTATCAATCCCCAAATAGCTTATTGCTGTTGCAGCCGCGCAGGTATCTAGGGTAAAGTGCCAACCAATCTTAAACCACTTGGCATATTTGTCGGTGACACTGTTCCAGCCAGCTTGAAATGAAGAAAAGGCTTCTTCCCCATATCGCATATTTAGTGCTAATCCTCTGAACGCATCTTCTGCATTCTTCCAATTACCGAGATGGCATTCTAGTCCCGTCGCGTAAGCATTCTTTTTTGCTTCTTCAGTAATCATTTTTAACTCCTGGGCGACTTTGTTCTATTCGCTTTCCAACAAAATCTCATCAATCGAGCTGATGAACGCACCTACGTCTGTGATGGTAAGGATTTCTGTGTCACCGTCTTTTTTGACTTCACATCCCTTTATAACTTTGTCTGCGAAGGTGTGCAGAACCTTTGTGACAGTGTAGACATTGTTACGCCTATCTATGCCCCCGCGCCAATCAGATTTCCACCCGATGGCTTCCTCTCTCTGCCATCCTGTAATACATAGTCTTATCTCTTCATCTCTTTCTGGTTTCACTCTAGCTCCTCACTTTTACTTGAACACCTCTTGTATATAAAAGATAGCATGAAATTGTCTGAAAAATGGCAACACTTTCCTGAAAAAGAGAGAATCCCCGCTTCTACAAAAGAAACAGGGATTCATTCTGAATATCCAGCTTGTCTACAAGGCGCTGATGTGCCTATTCTCTTTTTGGCATGTGCATTGGCATGATGACATGGATCAGCCCTGGCCATTCCTCAGAACGAAGCACAAGGGGATTCTTTGGCATGTTGAGACCAATGGTGACAGAAACGTCTTTCAGAGATGCAAGAGCGCCAACCATATACTCGCTGTTAACAGCAATCCCTATGTGGTCGCCTTCAACTTTCATCGGCAGTTTTGCCTCGGTTTCTGACCTATTGCTTTTGGCCGTTACTGTTCCACTCTCTGTATCCAGAACGGTTAGGAGCATTTCACTTGTAGCTCCCGCGCGCCTCCACGCTTCGTAGGCGTCGCTTCCGCTGACGGACACCATTGTTTTGGATTCCTTCGGGATGATTGCATCTACCTGGGGAAACTTCTGGTCAATTGTCAGGGAGGCAATCGTTCCACCGCTTCCAGTGAAATAAACTCTCCCGCCCGCCTCATTCACGCTCATGGTCAATTTATCCCCAAAGATAAGGGGAAGCATCGTGAGGGTTTTCCGTGGGATGATGACACCGCCCTCGCCTTCGCTCTCGGTAGTTGAGGTTGTTGTCCAGCGCGTGAGCCTAAACCCATCGGAAGAATCCATCGTGATCGCGCTACCCTTCCACGCGATATGCGCGCCGGTTAGCATTGGGCGAGATACATCGGTAGCCGCGCTTGCAACCAGCATCGGGATAACATCTGCAAATTCTTTGGTAAATTCCAAAACTACTTTTGGTGATTCTTTTGGAAATACGGGGAATTCGGCCTCGTCCATCGCGGTCAACTTCTGTGTTGCTGCGCTGGATTCAATTACCAATCTCTGCCCTTTAGGTTTGCCAATTCTGGAAATTGTCAGACTTCCCGTTCCCGACTTTACTAGCTGAGTAAAGTCTGCCCCTGAAACAAGGATACGCCCTTCCGTATTCACCTCGGCATCTGTGACAGGAATTGAGCAATAGACCTCAAGGTCGGTTGTTCGCAAAAACACCTGCCCCTTTTCGGCAACGATCATTATTCCCATCAGGACATCAAGAGTCCTGGTTCTTCCCGGAATACCCTTTGAGGCAATGGAAAGAGCCTTTACCAGCGCAGCGGTATCTGCCTTAAAGTGCATTTTTTATACTTCCTTGCAAAATTGAACAATCGGATGACGCAAGAATTGCGCTCCTGTTGGTTTGATAATGCCTAAATCACTCAGGCATTGCAACGCCTCTGGGGTAGAGGTAAAAGGGAATTCGTCTGCGCCAAGCCCAAGCGCTGGAAATGAGAATTCTATAAACTGCCGACCATCTTTCCATGCAATGAGGGCGGGTCGGCCATTCATGTAGGTCTCGCGGGTGATCTTCACCTTATAGACCCTGTTAAACACTTTGAGGGTTACTGGCATGATGCGCAGGGAATGGCCTCTAAGAGACCTGTGAGAATGAGCCACAAGCCCATTCCGCATGTAGCCAGAACAAGCAAAAGGATGGCAATGTTTGTCACTGCTTCATTCGCCTTGTGCTTGAAGCCGCGCGAAACGGCGCCAGTGTGAGCCATGAGTTTTGGCGATACCAAGCCGGAAGGGTTTTTGGATTTCTGTGCCATGATTTTTGGAATACAAAAACCCCGCTAGTTAGGCGGGGTTTTTTACATAAAGGCCTTCAACTTGGAAATTCTTTAGCGTATTTTGATAAATCTCATAAGCTTCTACAATCGCTTCGTCGAGATCATCAAAATGCTTTCCAGAGGAGAACAATACGATATATACCAGTTCTTCAATATTTGGTCGTCCTTGTCCTGCTGAACGAGTGCAAAGAGATACTTTGATAGGAGAACACCCTTCAATCAGAATGAATACTCCTATGCTCTCATTATGCTTTCCAACAAATGCGCAAGATGCGCGTCCGCTTTTAGAAAGAATCGTATTGATTTTTACCGCAGTTTCACGATACTGCTCAATAACCTTTCTTTTATACGAATCTTCCTTTTCTCTCTCAAAATCCTCAGCCTGCTTATTAGCTGTGGTTACCTGCGTATACGCAGTTTTTACGATTTGGTTCATCCCTATACCTCCTTATTGACGATGTTTAAAAGTTCCTCTTGTCTGCTCTGTCCCCAAATGTTGTGTGCCTGGATAAGAATGTCTGGAAGATACCTAGACCATGCGCTCCCCGTTTTGGGGAAATTGCCACAATAAAAGGAGAGACCTCCCTCTGTATCTACCCGAATTGGGGCACATTCCTCTTCAAGAATCCATATGCCCGCCTTGCCGTTTACTGTGGCGATAACAGGTGTAACTGAAAAGTCATGGTATTTCTCAAGACACTTTTTCACTTCGCCTAGAAGTTGCTCAAGAGCCTTGTTCACATTTGGGTTTTTTATGGTTGTGTTTGTATTCGCCATTTGCCTCTTTTTTGAATTTGGGTAGTTGTGTATGTGCAACCTTTACGGCTTATTCTTTTGCTTCCATGCGTTATGGGCATTGATAAGCGCCTCGCCCAGGTCGCTGCTTCCTGAGTATGAGTGGCTTATGCAAAATGTCAGGAAGCAGTGGTCGGTGTTTTCAAGATATGTCCGAATCTCAATAGGTTCGCAGTTGTTTTCAATAATCCAGACACCGACCTTCCCACCTACTTCGGTAATCACGGGAACAACGTTGTATTCCGAGTGATTCTTTCGCAGTGCTTTTGCGACATAGATCAGGCGATTTGACAGTGCTTTGTGAACATTTAGGGGTGTATTCATTTTTATTTTCCTTAGAAAGACGGTAGTTGTTTGAAATAGGGATTGCAATGGGGGGGGTTCTTTTTTTTAGTGCTTCGAGAAGGTAATTCGCAAGATCGCACAACTCGGCAACCTCTTTTTCGTATCTTTCGTCCTGCCCTTCATATTTTGTTATTGGCATGAAGGAGAACAAAAGCCCACCGCTATCCCGTATTGCATAGGGACATGGCACATGTTCGTAATAGAGAATCTGTAAGTTTTTGTGCATGATTTCCCCTTTTTCTTAAGTTAAATAGCCGGTAGCAGTGATTCAACGGAGTTCGCGTTCTCCGTGGGCGCATCACACCTTCCTGCTACTTCCTGCGCTCATTGACATAGGCTATGACGTTGTTCGCCTGTATCAACAGCTATCTAACTATGCTCAGTGGAAGGAGTTGAACCTTCTATACCCGTCACTGGGCTGTTTTAAGGGTTATTTCAAACCTTCCAACTTTTCTGGACTCCCCAACAAACACCTCACCAGTTATTAAATTCCTACTTTCTTCTAGGAGATAAGTAATAGATATTTCCCTGCTGGCGAGGCACTTCTTCTTTTTAATCATTGCGATTACTGCCGCGGGATGAAATACGCCATTGATAAGAAGAAACTCTTCTTTCCATGAGACTTTATTTCTCCCAACATCAGTAAATGAGATTTCTGCTGTCATATCTTTTTCCTCTGATTTATCTACAATTTCCGACTTTTTGGCTAATCCACTAAATCAATCTTTCCTAATGAAGACGCAAGTTTCAGACCGACTACGCATAGGACAATAGAAATGAAATAGATAATCGGTGGGAGCGAAATAGCCAGATCAGGAATGTCAATTACGTGAATAAGTTTCAGGAATGTGGCGACGATGCTGCCAACGAAAATAAAATTTCCAATTGGATTGAGCACTTTTTTTACATCCGAAAATTTTATTGTTTTCATGGTTGTTTTCTTTCTAGCAATCCCTGAAAAAGAATTCAAGGGCCTCTCCCAATGGAGCTGGCCCTTGTGGTTCGGCTTTAGAACGGCACCACTGCACCGTCAAGCTCTTCCTGCTCGGTCGCGGTGACCAATTCCTGTGCGGAGGCGATTTCGCCATCCTTGCCAATCTCGCGGATCAGCCCGCAGTTCTTCACGACCCAGCGAGGAACGGATTTGCCGTTATATTCGTGCTGACCGTTGGGAGTCAAGTTCCCTGTCAGGACATATTTCTTCCCCGCCTGCACACCTTTAGTGCCGTCGAGGTTTGCGATCACCTGAAAGGCGCTGCTGTAGACCATGCAGGGCTGCCATTCGGTCACCGTCTTGGGATGGCCGTTCTCGTCCGCGCCCATGCTCAAGTTGTGTGGGATCACGAAATTGAAAGCCGTGCCGACCTTCGTCTTGAATTCCACGTTGCCTTTCTTGGTTGCGAGTGCAATTGTCATGATGTTTCTCCTAAATTGAATGAATGTGATTGATGCCCATAGGTAATATTCATCCCCAGGTGGGCGTGGTCTGGGGATGCTCGAATGTATTTCAGATAGGCGATAGCCTTCTGAGATGGCAGAGCCGGAGGTATCCGGTTTTTGGGAATTCCCAACGGGTAGCCGTTGGTCTATGAAGGCATATCTGCTTAGCCTTTCAGCCCGTTAGGGCTAGTTGATTAGAAGGGCGATAGCCCTGAATCTAAAAAGGATACGTGTCTGGCAGTGCGTTAAGCTGCTATTGATAAGTATTGGGTATAGGTTGTGCTCACCTACACCCAACTTGCTCATTTACGGCTTCCTGAGCCGGTCCAGCATTCAACTCAAGAATGTGCAGCCAGATCAACCAAATAGAAGGCTACTCGGAACAAACACACTCCAAGCAAAAACGGGATAACCTGAAATATGATAGCGCTTTTGACATTCTTTGTATGAGCCAAAAGACTCATAGCCGTCAGATATATCGCTGCAAGGAAAAGGGTAACTATTACGAATGTTTGCATGATTGAAACCTTTAGGCAGGCTGGTCGCAACTCCAGCTAATTACTACAGATTAGTGTCACTATTTCTTCTAGCCACAACACATCTTCGCTTCTATGTCCTCATCTCTTTCGAGACGATTTCTCCACTCCGTGCTGTAACCGCGCAATCGGTTAAGAATGACAGCGAATAGCCGCGCGTCTATGCTAATTCCCGCGCCTTCATCTGCCTGTTTTCATATTACGCCCCCTGCTTTCTTGATGCAAGGGGGCTGGGAGGGGAGGGCAAGCCGCGCAATCCATAAAGGAAATACAGGGCTGCTCCTACGTTTCTGGAAGGGCGATAGCCCTTAATTCAATCTGGTTGCTAGTGACTTAAAACTGCTGGCCGTAACGACAAGGCTATCCAGCATGTCAATCCCAAGAAGTTTGAATCCCTGCTTCATGGTTCTGGAAGCAGTAATATCCTCTGGACTTGGGTCGCAAGAGCCGCTAGGATGATTGTGAGCAATGATGACCTCAGGGACGTTCTTTCGGACGGCCAGACGATAGATGGACGCATCTATCGGAATCTGCCCAATAGCCCCGCGATATACCATTTCACAAAACAATACTCGCCGGCTTTTTGCAATTCCCATAAGCCACAACTCTTCCTGATCTTTACTTCCAATCAGAGGTTTGAAGTAAGCTCCGGCATCTTCGGAGCTATATATCTGTTTGCCGCACTGAACAATCGGGGGAAGAGTAACAGCGGCTTTCACTCTTTTCACTGCCGATGCAGGAATAATCTTCTTCAACTCACTATCCGGGGCCTCAGCGATGGCTGTGTATGTTGCATACTTCTCCATCAACATGGTGGCTTTGGTTTCTGCATCCTTCCCGCCAATAAGACAAGCAATGTTATTCATGGTTTGTATAAGGAAATTCCCCGCAACACGCTCATGGGGAAATAGGTTTAGGCCACAATCTCAAATCGGGCGGTAGCCTTTGTAATTGGGCAGCACACAATTTGGAATGCCTGACTTGTCACTGGTCGTCCGCTCGCGCGGGTGATGAACGCACCGCCGTCCGCAAGATGGAATTGCTGGCATTGTTCGCCAGCCTTATTTGTCACCGGCACAACGTTAACGACTTGAAATAGACCTTCGAGAGCCTTCCCCACCAACACGCCGGTCTTCACGGGGATGGCGTCAATCTTCTTAATCGCCTCAATGCGCTCTTCCAACATCGTGAACAGCGTGTCGGTCAAGCTGTTCCAGAGCAGCGATTGCTCGTTGTCGTTTTGGAAAGAGAGATGCCATAGCGTTCCCATTGCCTCGCGCTTCTCTTCCAGCGTCAGATCACATGCCGCCCACATCATGCGCCAGGCACGATTCAGGTCGGCCTTCATGCTGTCGTATTCCTCGATTCCCTTTAAGGCCGCGATAGCCATGCGCATGGCCTTAAAGCGGGTAAACGCCTGCTTTGCGAACTCTGCACCCTTTCCTGTTCCATCTTCCAGCCAGTTGATAAATTGGGAATTCCCAATTTGGTCAAACTCCGGCACGTTCAGGTGCGGAGCAAAGCGGTGGAAGTTGGCCGAGATGTGACCCTTCCCGCTCATGTAGTTGGAAGGAATCAGGGGCGTGTCCGTTGGCAGGTCGTCCGCGGTCGCTGGGTTACGCATCCAGCCCTTCAGCGACCCATTGCTGAACCTGCGAAACGCGGTATCTGGCTTGGTCAAGCCTTTCTTGGCGAGGAGTTTGCGAATCTTGCCCATCTTCTCCATGTCGGGAAGCTGGAAACGCTTTTGCCCGTCCACTGCGTCATGGATGGCCTGTGCGGTAAACACCTTCAATGCGAGATATTCCGCACCGGTGATGAGACCGGCTTGTCGAGCCACTTCCAAATCAGAATCAATATTGGCGACTTGCCCAATATTCAACTCTGAGATGAAGGACAGTGTTTCAGCAAGAGAGGCGGGTGCTTCACGCTTGTCCGAGCGGGTGGATTTCCCCGCAATAACCTTCCGCGCCTCTAAGTGATTGAACCAAATTCGTCCGTGCCAGGTATCGTTGGCGTAAATGAGGTTCAATGTATCTCCGTCATAGTCCAGTCCTGTCACGCGGGCGGTGTTCTCATTTACCGCGATGCAGTCTGCTGGCACGTTGGCGTCAATCACAACCTTGACGGGGATCATGCCGGAAACCAGCTTCCCGTCCACGAACTCCGCGGTGTGCGGATTGCGATAGACCATGCCGGGGCCAGCTTTGCCGGAAGCGATACGAACCTCAAAGTCTTTCATGTGGGGCCAGCACACGGCCATACGTCCCGTGGCCTTCAAACCACCAGATACACACAGGTCGGTGTTCACGTTGCTGACGATGGTCTGTAACTGCCGCGTGGCCCAGGTGGACTTGAGCAGACTTTGGTTGCCCAGCTTTTGCCCGAAGGCCAGCATCTTCTTCAGAACGGCGATAGGCGATTTGTCGTCATCCTCGGCAGGCGTAACAGAGATAAGGTTCTCCGGGTTGGAAGTCTTGTCATTGGTTGCCTTAACCAACGCATCTTTCAGGTCGTCCATAACCTGCCAAACAGTCTTTGGCGCATACTGCATGACCTGATACCCGACCCGACTTGAGCCGGTCTTTGCATACTGGCTTACGCCCAGCCACATCTGCACCGCAAACACCTCTCCCAGCTCACCCAGAGCGCCTTTGAGACATGATTTAGGGACAAGCATGTCAATACCGCTTTTAAGGGTAGAAGGAACGCCTACGCCCTTCAGGATGACTTTGGGGCCATAAACCTCACCCTCGTAGACATCAAAGAACGCACCGCGATACTGCCCAACGCGGAATTGGGAATTCCCAATTTTCAGGCACAACGCCTCGGACACGGCAAACATCCCATCTGCCGTAAGAGGGGACACATCATCGTCCACAACCTGAACGGTGACGGTTACGAGTTGCACGCCTTCCCAGAGCGGGGTATGAAGCAAGCGCTCATACGCCACCTTGCCATGATCCGACATGATGTTCTGCCAAAATCCGGGCATCTTGTATCCAACGAAAGTGGGCGTTTCGCCCTTTGATGCGGCAATTGCGCCAGAAGGAAACCAGCGCGCGCCGTTGTATTCAATTCCACTCTCGACCGCATCCCTGATTTGGCCGCGGGAGAGGTCCAGCTTCACGAAAGGGATTTCCATCGCCGTAGCGAGAGAATCACAGTAGCGTGGCTCATATTTGGCAACGCCATTGACGAGACGAATGGTTGGTGGTAGATTGGTCATGGTTTTGTTCTCCTTAGACGGGGGAATGAATGTGATGGGGAGCTGATAATTGGTAGTTATCAGCTCCCCGACTTTTTGGCAATTGCCAACTTTTTAGACGTTGAAGGTCTTTGCTGACCTCATTAAAGTTATTCCCATGCTATTTGTTTCTTGTGCAACAGTAGAGAATACTTGTTTAGACCTATGCCATTACATATATATGCACCAACTGTCCCCCATTCAATCCACCAGTTTGCGCCAATTCTTGTGGCATCATCTACTTTGATTCTTAACTCAATAAACTCCGGTCTCTCTTCAAGCTCAATTTCTTGAGATTTAGCTGTCCACAAAATCGAGGCTATTCTGTCTAACCTCTTTCCACTGAATACAGGAAGATAGCCCTTGATTTGCTTTATTGCGACCGGGTAATTGTCTTTGTAGTTAATTTGCGCCATTCTTCTTACTCCTAAAGATTGGTAATTGCCAATCCCTCACTTTTTACCTAGAGGGAAGTAAAAGCTACTTTGTCCTTCCCAAATGGAATGATCTTCATGGAGTATCGGGCAAGCTCCCCCTGCAACTCCTGTATTATTACGGGGTTGCCCCCCGCTCTCCATTCTTCGTAGTCAGATATAGAGATTCTTTCTCGCATTACCTGCGCAAACTTCACTGGATTCTTTACTTTCCATACCCCATTTGCATCCCGCTGGATGTAGAGGGATACAAGGAGGCCATTAAACGTGTATGCCATGTAACTCCTTTAGAGGGAAGTAACCATTACTCTACTCTCTCCAGCTGGGACAAGCTTCAACGAATACTTGGTAAGCGTCTCTTGCCATTCCTGTATCTTAGGAGGATTACCCCCAGCTCTCCACTCTCTGTATGCATCATCAGGGATTTGTTTGCGAATCTTGGCCGTAAACCCCAAGTAGTCCCTTATTCTCCATGACCCACGATCAAACACGATATGAAATGCTATCAACTGTGCATTCGAGTTATTTGCCATAGTTATTACTCTACGAACCACATTCGCCCAATAAAAGGGGATTTGTGGGAATAGTGTTTCAAAATGAAACATAACGAAAGGTTTCTGGGGGCGAAAGGGGAGGTTCAGCCTAATTCCGGGTGCTGTGAGCCTTGCCCCCAACGTAAGAATTAGGGACGCGGTAGCGATTTATGGGCTAGAAACGGGGGTTATTCCCCACTTTGCCTATAATCGTCACCGAGACGAGAGAGGTTATCCCCCACTTATACCACCAAAGTGGGTTGGAGGACGGGAGAAATTCCCAACATCAGGCTCATGAGGACTTGTAAGTCCATGAACATGATGGCCTCTTCTAGGTTTTTGAAGTGGCTTATGGGCATTCCTTCTGGTGATGAGAGGTCGTATCCCTCCTTGCCCGTTGTGATGCTTCCGACCAGGGATGTTCCCTGTCTCACATCAAGCACTGGGGGCATCTCGCCGTTTAGACGGAGAGACCAGCGCCCGGCCATTGGCCCGCTTCTCAGGATTTTAACGGCCTTTGAGATGAAGATCGTGTCAGGTGTTGTTGCCATGTTATTGCTCCTTATTGGGAATTCCCAAGTAAATCGCAGACTGCCTTGTCCGTGTCGAGAAACGCTTTCCGCAAATCCCCGTAGATGGCGTAGGGGACGAGTTTGCCGTCTTGCTTGAGCCAGGTGGCGAACCCTATCGAGAAGGGTTGAATCTTTGCCACCACATCTTTGTTCTCAAGGCACGCCATGCGCGCGGAAACGTTTGGTCCGACAATTAGGATCCAGTTCTGTTTAGTCTTTTCCGATTCCATCAGGATAATGGAATCAGTTGCGAATTTGATGTTTGTCATGTCTATTTCTCCTTATAGGAACCGAGCCAGCGCTCTAGGATTCCAATCCAGAACTCTCCCCAGGCTATTCGTAACTTCTTAATCATGTTGTTGCTCCTCTTCAACGATACGACCTTCTACTCTTCCATACTCAAAGAAATCCGCTTCAACCATGACACGTTGATCTGTGTCTTTAATGCTTGGAGGGCCTTGAGTAAGACAGAACCATCCTTGTATCCCACCAAGAGGCATTACGCTTCCTGCTGGGTATGAAGGATGGTTGCTAGAGGTTATTTCTGCTTTATCCATTCTGTTACTCCTTTTGGGAATTCCCAACTTTCAATTTGAAACGCCAACAGTAATTTCCTGGTTACTCATTACTCTTATAGCCTCGTTGAAGCGGATTAGGAATGAGCCGTCGGCGTATACTCGGACGAAAAGAGGCTTTTTGCCTTGAAAGTTCATCTGATCGTGCAGACCCAGATCCTTCTTCGTCATGGTCGTGGTATTGAAGCCAATACACTCAAACCACTGAGAATCGTAAAATCCATCTGGATAGGCTAATCCTTTTGGATATAGATGAAAGATGTTGAACGCTCCTGTGGTGTCATCCCATTTATAGGAATTAAGGACTGCAATCATCTTTTTGACTTCACTTGGCATGCCCATGTTTTACTCCTTTAGGCGGCAGCCTTTCTTGCGGCATTTAGCATTTCTGCTGCCTTCTTGTCGGCAAGTTCGTTTTGCCAAACCCCTGAATGCCCCTCAGTCTTCACAACGGAAATCAAGATTCCGTGAAGGTTCTTCCTGAGTTCTATGTTGTGAAGAAGCTCTTTGATATTCAGCGCCTTTGACTTCCAGTCTTTCATCAGCCATCCAATAACGTTGTTGCTGTCAACGTGAAAGGTGACATTTGTGCCGTTTGGAACGCGGAAGAGGGATTCGTAAATCGCTGTCAGCTCAGCAGTGTTTGAGCCTTCTCCATTTCTCCACCCGGAAACTATGTGGTTTCCTTCTCCGTCATAGGCCGCGTATCCGATAAGCTTTTTCCCAACGTCGGATGATCCATCCGTGTATATGTCCATGTTGTTACTCCTAATAAGCTATGGGCATTTCAAGCCATGTCCAGATGGGGAATGAAAAGCGTTTCATAGTCTCCCTTTCCATACAATCTACCCATAGGCCAAACGTGTCGTCTTTCTCGATGACTCCGAGAAACTTCATAGCCGTTCCCCAGACGGTCATGCGCCATTCGCCTAACCTTGCAATGGGTTCTTGAGTTGCCAGGAGACGTTTCTCTTGCTCCTCAATCTTCTCTATAAGCCCAATGGATAGGTCCATTAGGTATTTGGCTAAGGGTTGGGTATTGGCAAGCATTTGGCAACCCAAATCGCTCTTGATTTCGTCGAGCTTTAGGGAATCCATTCCAACTCTGATGTCCATGATTTACTCCTTTCCCTTACTTCCAGACCTCGTTTTTAGGTCCGGTAACTGTTAAATAAACGTTCTCAGCCCATCCACACGCGCATGGCATTTTTTGAAGCAGCCCCATTAGGCCAATAGAGAGCAGTCCCGGAGTCCAAAGCCTCTCAGCGCTCTCTATTCCTACTTTCCTTTAGCCCCTGCATCTCTGGGACGGGCCGGAGAACGTAAAACTCCTACGATTTCGGAAGAGAAATGGTTATTTAGTCACAAGCTAGTTTCAGTATTCGGTCTCGCCAGAGGGTATTTGAAGCCCCGCTCTGACTACCTGCTTCTATTCCAGCTTACGAAACCACTTCTCTCCCTGTCAACGGGGATGTTGAGCCATGAACCCTATCGCATCAAATTCTCCGTAAACGCGTTTCACGGTCTGGCGAATATCCTCGGCGAGCCAGTCAAGAGCCTCTTCCTTATCGAGAAATTTCCTCTCTTCACTTTTGCCGTCAATGTTTCGGTTTCTCTTTACCGTCCACTCTTCACCATCAAGGGAAACAAATCCAAAGTCCGTTCTTCCGGAGCGCATGGCGAAGTCATAGCCCCAGCCTATTTCTTGATAAGTGCTCATCATGACATTGAAATACCATTCGACTGTGAGTTGCTTAGCCATTCTTTTTGCAACCTTCAGTGAGGTATATGGGCCTTGCCGATAACCGCATGAGGGTTCATCCATGTAGGCAAAACACTCTTTGCCTTCTTTGGCAACATGGGCAACTTTTACTCCATTTAGGAGAATGTCAAATGCGCTTTTCTTGTCATTGGTTGGTTTTTGGGTAAACATGATCTACTCCTTAAGCTATTTGCTTTGTAGGTCTTTTACAACCTACTCAATTTGGCTAGAACCCCACTTCAATAGCGGGTTGGAGGCCCAAGAGCGCCCGCAGGCGAGGCGAATAGACCTCTTCGGCCTTAATCACACCAGCCACAAACATGGAGATGATGTGCATCTGCCCATTAGTTACCTGCTGGCCGCGGATCAGGTCCATAGCGGCGGCTTTCTGTGCCTCGGTTGGCTCCCAATCCAAGCCCAGCGTGGCGCGATACAGGTGTGACACTTTGGCCGTGTCCGTGTTCACCTTCGTTTTGATGCCCAGCTCAGTGCAGGCCGCAACGTAGGCCAACATGGACAGGTTTCGGTTATCAGCCTTCCAGTTCTCCCAGAGGGAATGAAACAAAGTCTGCTTGCCGCGCGCGTGAAGGTCAGCGGCATACTGCATGGCATCCATGAGCAATGTCCCATGCCCTTTGTCATTGGCCGGCAGGCTGGTCTGGTAGGCCGCGCCGTAGCGGTTGATGATGCTGATGAGGGCCTTCTTTGCACCTTCTACCTGCGTGGTGTAGGTTGGGTTCAGGTCGCGGGTTGTCGTCGTGGTATTGTTGGTAGACATGATGTTTACTCCTTATCGGGGGTGAATGAATGTAAAGCCCTCTATGCAGCGTCAACTACATAGAGGGCAACGATTAGTATTCAGTTGTATGTGTAATGGATACTTCTACAAGATAAGTCTTACCCTATCTGCCATATCCACTACTATTTAGTTTTAGTAACCAGCTAACTGTCTTTCATAAAGCATGTCCATAAATGCCTTATCATCCTCTGGGCATTCTTCTGTATACGGGTTCTCCTTCTGCCACTGTTCAGCATAGCGGACTATCTCCGCTACCTGACCTGTATATGCGATTCCACCATAGCGCAATACAGACAAGGCCGCTTGACGATGGTAGTCTTGGGGATTAAGCCCTACAATCTTCTTAGCCTCAGTGAACCCATGACTTACTGCCACACGCTCCCACACCTCTTTAGCCTCAGCCTCCCAGAAGTGTATAAACTGTATGTCAGTCAATACTCCATTTGGCATGGTTGGGTGCCAGGATGGTAGTTGTAGGTATGCCATTTCACTTAACCTCCACACCGAACTTGTCTGCGTAATCACGCAGGCTCTTCTCTACCTGCTCTTTCGGCTTCTTTGTCTTGTCTACCTTTGAAAATAGAGAGAAGATAGAGACTGGGCGAGTAGATTGGCGATAGGCCATCTCTTCAATAACCTGAAACGCTTCTTTCGCTTCTGGCATGTTGGACTTGATGGCATTAACCTTTACTGCGAATGCTGATGATGGTGTGTTAGACTTTCCGAACATGATTCTCCTTACAGGGGTGATGAATGTAAAGAGACCTAGAGGCTGCAACCAATAGGTCTCACTTTGTTTATAGAGCAGGCACAACACCTGGCTCTAAGACGCATAGTAGCAATGAGCTACAAATTGGGAATTCCCAACCCCATCCTCTGTATGCGCTATGTATTTAGTTGTAGAACGTGCAAGCAGTCAACTCATTGGCTATTGAGTTGTATCGGAATGTCCCCATCACTGCACTTGCTACCTTTCCCTTCATGTGCTCAATGGCTTCTCGTGTATTTTGGAAGGGCGTATTCCCCTCTGCTTGTGCTGTCAATCTGTATCGCAAACAATCGTTGATCTGCTCAACTGCCACGAATCTTGGGCAAGAAGTAACGGTAGCGAGGAACAGCTCAATCTCTTTCTGGGCATAATCTGTATAGGTTGTCATTTTTCTCCTTACTGGAAGAATTGCTCACCTACTGGTGAACGAGGAATAAACGCCATAGGGAGGGGAGGGGCATGTTCACTTTTCCACCCCCCTATGACACTAATAACACCTCTCCTCGCAAAATTTCCACTACTGGAAACCCAGCGGGGGGGTATAGAAACCCACGCTAGAAAGGCATAGGATGATGAGAAGAACAGGGGCGTTTAGGGAGATGGTGTATCTCCTTTACGCACAAATGGAGAACAGATGCAGCAATATATGACACCAGCGGATTACATGAACGTGTCGGCAAAGGTATTTGAGACGATGGATCGGCACGAGAGGGAGCTTGAGCGATTGGAGGAACGGCAGTCTCATTTGCTTGAGTTGGCCTGCAACTACCCTGTTCCAGAGAAGCTCAGGCCGGTAGTGGCGGGGGACTTACGGAGGGGGAGGATTGTATGGGACTTGCCGAAAGAGGGGGAGACGAAAGAAAAGCCGTGGTGGTTGAACGTGAGTAATGTTTTTGACAGGGAGAAGGGGACGTTTATGGACGGGGTGTTCGGAGATGAGCATTCCATAGAAGGATTAATGACGGAGGACAAAGATGGCTGAACCTAACGAACCTGAAACGGACGACTGGATAAAAGCCTTTGCTGAGTTCAACGACTTACCGGAGTTGGACGCCTTTGCTGATATGACATTTGAGAATAACGAGGACGATGATTCACCAGAGGCATTAGTGCCGGAGCCAGCATGAAGATAGTTATATCCCCTAACAACGCGTGGTGCGTTGCACCACTTGCTCTATTAAAGGAATTTCTGGACAAGAAGGGCATCAAATACTATCCAGTTGTCCAGAACATTGACTATGACAGCGACAAGATGGCGCACTTCCTTTCGGATATTGAGGACTGCGACATGCTTTCCAGCGCTCCACCAGACGAGAAAGGGGACCTTCCAAAAGAAAGTGGTCTTTATTTGGAGAACTACCGAACAGACCCAATCCTGATAGAGATGGTTGAAAGTAGTCAATACAAAGGCACGGAAGGGTTTGAGCTAAAGGTTGTCGAGATACCGGACAACGTGAATTGGTATATAGACCACGGGAGCGAATTCGACGAGGAAGTGATTACGGAGAAACATAGAACATGGAGATGGAATCCTTCTAGCCAGGCAAAAAACGATGATAAATAGATACAGAAAGAAACCCGTCTGCATTGAAGCAATACAGATAACGGAATTGAACTGGACAGAGGTAGCAGAGTGGTCTGAGGGCAAGCTAAATCTTTCTCCTATCAAAGAACGCACAGAGACCAACCCGCAAGGTGTTTGCTGGATAGTTAATACTCTTGAGGGGATAACAAAGGCTGTCCCGCAAGACTTCATCATTAAGGGCGTGAATAACGAGTTCTACCCTTGTAAGCCCGATATATTTGAGAAGGTCTACGAGCCTATATTCGCATAGGCAATGCAGGTGAGAAAGAAGATATACTCAGGGGATGAGACGCTCACTTACAGCCCCCGTATCCTGTTTTTTAGCGACCGCCTTAACCGTATTCAACCTCAGCCTTGTCACCAAGATAAGTGATAACACGAGAATTCCAGATGAGCCAGTTCTGGGGATATTGCTAACCAATAGCGGCGCCCTGGCCGCGCAAGCATCACTTCAATTGATCCTTAGCTCAACAGTCATTTGGATGATTATTTTTAGCGCGGCATGGCTGCTTCTGAGCTTTCTTTCAAGAGACCCCGTTGCGAAGGAGAGCTAGATTCGCTAATCTGGTGGTATGGCTACCAATACAACATCAGACGCGAATACAGCAACACTAGCGAGCGACCATATCAAGAAGCAGTTGGCCGAGACCATGAGCGCCCTTGAGAAACTTGAGATTGGGATGGACACTACTCTTAGTCCTGTCCTTATCCCAATTTTGGCTACCAACAAGCAGGGAGTAGCCGTTGCCGGTGACAATAGCGCCATGTCTACAAACGTTTATTCTCCGTTGATGGATGAACTTATGCAAATGGCGCTAGGCCTTCAAAAAAGAGTGGAAAATATTGCCAATATCGTAAATCGTGTCAGATTGTAAATTGGGAATTCCCAATTCATAGGACAAGAGTGCCGCCCCTGAGAAGGCGGCATTTTTGTTGCCGGTTTCCCATCTGTGTTTTACAAAACATAATTCATTGATGCAAACTGGAATAGCAACCGACCATCTGAACATTCGGGCGACACCGAAGATAGACAACCCGCTTGGCGAGAATGCCGGGAACATCATCGGAGGGCTGCATGAGGGCGCAAAAGTAGAAGTCATTTCCTCTAGCAAAGATGGGGAATGGCATCAGATAAACGCCTACCCGGATGTTACGAGAAAGGACAGCATCGTAAGAGCATGGGTATACGCGCAATACATTGAAATCTCTCAAAACACTTCCCAATCCCCGGTAAGGATTGGCCTGAACGTCCTTAATAGACACGAAGAGGTTGCTCTGTCCGCGGCGAAAGCGGGATGCCGCTATTTCATTATTCTGAATAACCCCGGCTTTGCGACACGGCTTAAGAACGAATATCCCGATGCCGATGTGATGGTCAGGATGTATCTGGATAAGGCAATGCCATCCCCGGACGATTTGATCGCACGGATGGAAGGGTGCCAGGACAGCCGCTTGATTTACACGGGGTTAAACGAAGCGGATGAGTGCAACCAGGACATAAACGGGATTCGCCGCCGCGCGGCCTTTGACAGAGACATGGCGCGAAAGATTGCGGCTATCAGCGGAGCGCGATACGCTGCCGGGGCGTTCAGCATGGGGACGCCAGACATTACAGACCCCAGTGTGTGCCGTGTGATGAAAGAGGAATATGCAGGCCCTTTTAACGAGGGATTGTTTGACTTCCACGGACACTACTACTCTCCAAACATGCTGTTTGGGCAAACCACGAGAGGGATAGCCGGCGCGAAGATGACGGCACAGGTTGGAAAGAGCAACACAACTGCCACATGGATAACCGAACAGGGGAATACCCGCTCGATGGTGACATCGATTGATCCGAAGTGGTTTGAGACACGCTGGCGGTCGTTCTATACCGATTGTGGGTTTGACCTGACCAGCATAAGCCGTATCCATTGCAGCGAGACCGGCGTAGACGAGGGTGGCGTAGGCGGCTTCCCTGCCCACAACGCGACAAACGCCGACGTATTGCGCTGGGGGTTGTGGTTTATGGACGAGCAGGCAAAGCCCGTTTTGGGTAAGCCTTCTCCGTTCGTTGGTGGGGCATTATTTCAGGTGGGGAACAGAGAGGACTGGAATGGCTACAACGTGGAGCATTACTACGACGCTCTCACGCAACTATGGTCCAGGAAAACCATTACACCGGTGACGCGCAAGATGGCCGTGAGCGACGGCAAATATAAGGGGTAATTGATGGAAGATAACAAGAATGGGGCATCGGCGAGGATGTATTACTGCCACACCACACCTTACATACCTGGCGTGGCTTATGTGCCTTTTAGTTCGCCATGCCAAACGACAAACCCGTTGGATACAACAAACACAACTACCTTGACATGGTATCCAAACGACAAACGGCTGGCCGGGGTAGAGGACTTGGCCTTTCAAGTGCAGTGCCTTATCAGAAAGGTAAAGAAGATGGACAAAAGATTGAAGAATGCTCTAAAGAATGGCACAGGCAACAACGGCAAATGAATTAAGCGCGATGATTGCGCGCGGGGAATACATGCATCTGCTTTCTGGGGGAATGACAACCACAGAGAAAGAGGACAGCGTAATCTCCGCACTGGCTTCCTTCATGTCATGGAAGGTATTTGGCGACAAGTCAACGGAAGGCACCTTCCTCACCTTCATCCAGTTTGCGAAAACGGCGCTGTTGGCAGGCAAGGAGATAGAGGGGGCAAATCATGAATGAGATGGCTGATTTGACGATGGTGGAGAGAGTTATCCACCTTGTCCTTATTGTGATTGCCATTTACGGAATCTGGAAGATATACAGAGCTAAGGTCGTAAAACCAGCCGACTTGATTGCTATCGGACTATTACTTGTTCATCAGTTTGTCTATGGTGTATACGGTCTTCTGGCCATTGAAATGGGAGTTATCCCCATTATTTCAATTCTGGCAAGCTGGGCAGGTGCTTTGAGGATTCACACGATCATTGTCGTTATTTCCTATGTGATGATGTTTTCCAGATGGATGGGGGTTCGATGACATCGGTCTTGATGGGCGAAATTCTTACTGTTATTTGCTTGGCCGCCGCCATAGTAAGCGTTCTTCCAATATTGAAGCGAAGTGGTCAGGATGGAGAAATTGTGAGATTCCAACGCAAAGAAATAGAAGTCCTTACGAAAGAAAAGAACGACCTCATTGCGGAGAGGAAAGAATTTGTTAAACGCATTGAAAGATTAGAGAGCAGAGTAGGCGAGCTTGAGAGGATAGTGCGGATGAAGAATGAGGAAATCCAACTCAAGAACAATGAAATAGTCATCCTCTCCAAACACGCCTATACAAACGCGGCCAATCTGCCAGCGCCAGCAAAAAAGCATGTTCTGTTTGTTTCCAGCTCCCCCATTAACTCCTCCGCGCTAAACACTGGGATAGAGGCCAGGGGCATAGAGGAAATCCTGCGAAAGAGTGGATACACCTTCAAGGCAATCCAATACTCGCGGCCCGCCGACCTCACGCAGGCCATTCTTGAGCAAAGGCCGGACATTCTGCATTTCTCAGGGCATGGGCTAAACGGCCAGCTTGCGCTCGAGGGAAATGACCGGGTAGCAAAGCTTATTACAACCGATACCATAGTCAGACTGTTAAGAGCAAAGCAGGTTACTGGAATAGTCCTAAACGCTTGCGATTCTGCGATAAATCAAAAACCACTGCTGACCGTTGCCGATTGGGTTATTGGAATGAAACAGGAAGTGCAAGACCCGACCGCAATCGCCTTCTCTGACGGCTTCTATCGCGCCATTGCTGCGGATGAGCCAATTGACACGGCATTTGATATTGCAATTGCGAACGCTGGTATGGAAAGCGCGGCTGAGATGGATGTGCCGGTTTTGGTGAAGAGGGGCTATTGACGCGCATAGAACAAAAGTCCTACTCTTAGACGAATGGATGCGTCATACGTCATATTTTGGTTGGTTGACCCATTGGCAAAGAGAGCAAGAGACTGGCGGTTGCTTCGATTTTTGTATCGGGCGTTCTATCTCAGAAGCAAAAGTTGGAAGCGAAGGTCTGCCGAATTTAAGAAGCAGGTCGGATATGTTTGTTTTTACTGCCACAAGGTAGCCCCAAATACCCTTGATACGCATCACCTCAGCTATACCCGACTTGGGCACGAGCAATTAGGCACTGATGTGGTAGTGGCTTGCCGAAGCTGCCATAAAGCCGTTGAAAGACTAAAAAAGGAGAAAAGATGCTGGCATTTGTAAAACTACTCATTCCATTTCTTATCCTCACTGGGCCGAAGGATTGCATCAATAGATACCCAGAACTGGACAAGAGACTGTTCCAGCATGAGGCCACATTGGGAATTCCCAAAGGCGTGATATGGAGCCTCATCTGGACGGAGAGCCATTGTGACCCAAATGAGGTTGGAGATAGCGGAGAGATTGGGCTGGGGCAGGTTATTCCCCGCGATCACGGACGAGGGTTTCCAAAATCGTGGTTTTATGACCGGCCACTCAGACAAGAGCTTTTTGACCCCAGAACCAACGTGGATTGGACTGTAACGATCCTCTATAACAACCTAAAGAAGTATTGCCGCAATGACCTGGCTTGCGCTCTTGCCGTATACAACGAGGGAACGCGGCCTACCAAAAAAGGATACGCCTACGCATGGAAAATAATCAACCTCGCCCAAAAAGAATTCTATCCATAGACGGCGGCGGCATTCGCGGCATCATCCCGCTTTGTATTCTCAAAGAAATTGAGCTTCAGACCAAGAAGATGCCCGTTGAGATGTTTGACTTTATGGCCGGCACGTCAACCGGAGCCATAATCTCAGCCGCGCTTGCGTGTGGAAATACGGCCTCCGATACTCTTGACCTGTATATTGAACTCTGCCAGGAAGTGTTTAGGAAGGACTGGAAGGGCTTTATCGGCTCTTTTGGCAGCTACAAATACAGCAGTGTAAACGCTGCGGCGATTTATAGAGACGTGATTGGCAATGTATCCCTGAATGACCTGCCAGTTGACATCCTTCTGACGGCAGTAAGGGTAAATGACCGCAAGCAGTGGTATTTCACAAATGACAGCCCGGCCAATGCTAAAACAACGGGAAATTTGAGCCTTGCGGATTGTGTAGCCGCCTCTGCTGCCGCGCCCACGTTCTTCTCGCCCTATCCCATACAGGGCGTTGGCCTTTGTGTAGATGGCGGGGTAGGGACTAGCGGGAATCCGGTATATCAGGCCTGCATAGAAGCGGCGCAATACAGGCCGGAAGGTGAATACCCAGCGGATACGACCCTTGTGTTCTCGCTTGGGACGGGGTTCTACGACAACTACAAGATTCCTAAGTGGTGGGGTGATTGGGTTGAATGGTCTTTAAGAACCTCTCTTTCAAATCCCATAGAACAGCAAAGCGGACTTGCCAGAGAGATATACGACCACTTCTCGCGGTTTAACCCAAGCCTTCCCCACGAGATCGATATGGACGACACAAGCGTGGTGGATGAACTGGTTGAGATAGGCAAAGCCGAAGCTCTAAAAACAGATTGGGAGGCGTTTTGGGACAATTATTCGTAACTGCCTTTGGCTACAAAATGAAAGCGCAAAGGGTATGTTACCCAACGGGCTGGTTTAGGACACCAGCGCAACGGGCAGAGGCGCGCGCGCAGTTTGTTAAGGAGATTGGGGAGCCAGAGCCAGGCAACTTGCCTCTTCCAAGCCATCACATACCAATCCTAAAGAAGCAATACCAGCAAACCGGCCTATGCAGCGGGTGGAATTGGAAAGAGAAATACATTCCTGACGTAAAAAAGTCAGACTACGGCGCAGCTGACCAGTTAATAGAGGCAATATGCCGGGTTGGGCTAAAGCGTGTAGAGCAGAAAGTAGAGACGAGAGACCCAATTGAGGCATTTAGGCTTGACCATCCGATTGAATATAAGTTGGATATTGTCAGACGCGCAAAGGTGGATCGGATTGTAGACGAGATTGCTGGCTGGTTGCTTATTCCAGTTGTGGCAGTTGCGGCATATTTTATTTATCTTCTAATCACTCCCCCTCGGTAAGCCAACTGCGATAACGCCTTTAGCATAACTGTATGGTTCTAAATCAAAGAGATCCCCGATGGGCAGATGTTCAGTTAGGAACATGCTCTCCTGAGACGATTGGAAGCGATGGATGTCTTATCACAGCCATTGCCGAGATAAACAACACGACCCCATTGGAAGTAAACAAGAGACTGACGACTAACGGCGGGTACACAAGTGGATGCCTGATGTATCTGGACGTGAAAGCCCGCGTCCCCGACTACAAGGCTCTTGTCCATGTATCGGATAGATATGCGGATGTCCCTGTCCCGGAGGGCGCCATTGGGACAGCAAATAGTTGGTTGGAGCGTGGTGGAGATTGTGTTGGCCAGGTAGTGCTTAGAGGTGGAATGCACTTTCTACGCATCACAAAGTTTTTTGGCTCTGGGATTTACAGCAATGCCATTGTTCATGACCCGTGGACAGGGGAAGAGATGGCAATCACGGATAAATACGGACGCACCGCCCCGATAGCCCTTGTGCGCTTGTTTTGCTATTCAGATATCACTACACGCGGCTTCGAGGACTATTCGACACTTGTCCAAGACCCGCTTTACGGAGGATTGAGATGAACGAGGAACAACTGTTAACTGTTCAATTGCTGACACAGGCCAGCATGGGGGTTGGCGTGGCGACGGTGCTGAGCTGGCTGCTTGACAAGATTCCGTCGTGGAACGCAATTGATTCCTCCAAGAAGAAGATTTATTACTTCCTCATGTGCGTTGCCGTGGCTCTGCTTAGCAAAGTTGCGTTGGATATGGTCCCTCAGGCTATTTTTGTCCAGCTTGATCCATACGTGAAGATTGTATTTGCATTGATTGTTTCGTGGACAGGTGGAACGACGTTTCACTCTGCGACAAAGGCATCAAGCGAGATTCGTAACCTAAAGCAAATCAATGTCAATCTTCAGGGCGAAAACGCCCGTATGAGCATCCAGATGAGAGGGATGCGTGAGGCCGCTGAAGCTAACAAGACCACTTAGATATGTCAGATTCTTCTGGGCAATTAGAGAAAGAAGCCGGAAAGGTATTGCTTGAGCACTTCTACCCTGCGCTTGAAGAAAAGTTTCTCGGCTTCTTTGGTCAATATCTGGTCTACAACGCGGGCCAGCAGGCCGCTTTTGTGCGAATGCTGGATGCCGTCAGAATCTTCCAAAGAAAGCTGAGGGGTAAACAAGATTGGGACATCAAACTGGATGAGGTTCTTCTTGAAATAGCAGCCCAAGCCGCGTGGGTATATCTGGGAAGACGCGGCCTCTTGAAGGACGCCCCCGCTACAACGCTTGATGAGCGATTGAGCGAAATCATCGCCGAGATGGAGGACACGCGCCTTCATTATGCCTATCTCGATTCACTAAGGGCTGACTTACGCGCCCACCGAACTAAATCAAACTATGAAATCAAACGTTTACGCGTCCCACGCCGCCACTACGCTTATGCCAGAGGGCAGAAATATATGGAACGCAAGATTGGGGTTGCTTTCGGAAACGGGGGAAGTAGCAGGATTGCTAAAGAAGAAGTTATTTCAGAGGAAGCAGATTGAGGTTGAGCAGTTACAGCTTGAGCTGGGGGATGTCCTTTGGTATTTGTGGCTGTATTGCGATGTTGCAGGGTTGGGATTTCCCAACGTCATAGATTCGGCAATTCCTGACAGTGAGAAAGCGCTTGGCGATGTTTTAATGAACATAATTGATTGTCTTTCTCTTGGCGATCAACTCTCTACCGCTACGGGAATCGCAAGGTGCATCAAGAACGCAGCCAACATCCTCGGCATTGAAATTCCTGAGTTGATGGAGCAAAACATCAACAAGTTGTCCGCGCGATATGCCACAAAGAAAATTAACGCAGCGTGAAAGCGCGGTAATTAAAGCCGCGCTGGATGAGCGCAATCCGAGCATTTTTACAAACGTCTTTCTACGACCAAAGACAGGTGGAAAGCTCGTATACCCCGGCTCTACCCGTTACGCACAGTATCTTGAGCAATATGAGGCTGATGGCAAGAGCAAGGACGGCTTTATCGTTCAATCCTCAGAGATTAAATTCAAGGTAACGACCCAGGTAGACCCGGAAACGGGAAACCTTCTCTTTTACGAGGATAGAGGATTTATTCTTCTGAAATGGGCGCTTGAGTTCTATCGCGCAGAACAGAAAGAGAAAACAGTCATAGGGCTTACTGGAACAGGCAAGACGTATAACATCGGCGCCATTGCCCTGTTCATGGCCGCAGCGAATCCGCACTTTGCATTTGTAAACGTAGCGCCTACCGCGAAGCAGTCTGCGCTCATGTTTAAGGCCATCAGGGAATTCATCGATGGGACGGAATATAGAGATGTGTTCGTTATGCCCGCGAAGGCCGGTATCGTTGAATCTCCGTGGCCGCGCATTCGACTTTACAACGGCTCAAGCCTTTCGTTCTTCAACATTGAGAAAGGCGGCGGGAACATTCAAGGTGAGTGGGGCGACTGGTTCAATCTGGACGAAGGCGGGTTGATGGATGGAACGGACAGCACTGGCATTCCAATCCTAAACACCCTCGCTATCAGCATTGTCCCGCGCATGAGAGGAGAGCGGCCAGATGGAAAACTGCGGCTGGGGCAGTATTCCATTACATCAATGGCCTATGACTGTGATCCAATGTGGGAGAGGTTTGACAAGGCCGCGACCGAGCCAAAAATATATTGGAGCAAGCTCGTTCTTCACAAGGATAACTACTATCTGACCGAGGAGAACATAGCGGCCATTGTCCGCAGCGCCCCGCCTGGCCTTGAAGGGATGTGGCTTCGGGGTGAAAGACCGCCCATGCTGGGGACGGAATTCAGCCCTGAAATTCTCAAGTATCTGTATAGCGCCGAGCAAATGGAAGAGGCTCGGAAGAATCAGGACAACGCAGACCCCGACAAGAGGACGATCATCCTTGATTCCGCGTTTGGAATAGTAAACTACGAAGAGCCGCGCATACATGACCATATGTATGTGCTTGCAGGCGACCCCGGCACAGATTCGCCTCCCAACCGCAACTCTCCTTCCATCATGGTATGGGATGTGACAGACTTTCCGAGAAACAAGGCCCGAATGGTTGGGTTTTGGTGGGGCTTTGCCGATGGATCAATCATGCCGTTTATTGAGAAGTTTTCGGAGCTGAGGAGAAAGTATCGTGTTCCAGAAAGCTTTAGAGGGTTTGATAGCACATCAACCCAAAGGTATATGGCTGAACTGGCATGGATGAGCGCAGATGAGGCTGTTGTCCCGCTGGGGTTTGAGGGTGGGAAGAAATACCAATACCTCAACGCGGCAAAGATGCTACTGGCAAAGAACAAGCTGCAAATTCCAGATGGAATACGCCCTATACAGCAGCAGATAAAGCGGTATCGCCTTCCCGACCACAAGGTCGTGCAGGACATCGTAGCTTCTTTCTGCATGTGTTGCCAACTTATGTTTCCGTTATATGTTACTGAATATGGAGAAATTGACGATTATGGTGTGGAGCGTGAGGCTCAAGCTGGCGCGATGGTTGAGGTTAGTAGCAGATGGTCTCGACAAGGGTATGACCGCAATGCCAGACCAGATTTACGATAGGTGGAGTAGGAAGCCTCGCTAATCTCCCATTCACATAACTGACCCTAGAATTTAGTTATGGCCGATATTTCGAACTTTGACATCGAAGCCCCCTCCAACGTTATCAGCGTTGGGGATATGAAGAAACTTACCTCGCGGCTTGCAACCGCGTGGGGAAGCCAGTCGTCAAAGTATGAAGAATGGTGGTCTTGGATTTCTGGCGAAAAGCTGCGCGAGACGGACGGAGTGAAGGCGAAGGACGGGAAATCGAAACTTATCGCCAAATACCCACTTGAGATTAACCCTGCGCTTTGGATTGCTCAGAAACATGGTGAAATTCTATGGGGTGAAGTGCCGGACGACGCTGGAAACATGGTCAACTTCAGCTATCGGGCAGAGGATAGAACCCAGCCGGCAGAGCTTGAGGTCATAGCCGATATTGTTAATCGGGTATGGTTTGACAGTCACCCAAGAGATGTATTATCCCAAGCGGGGTTTTTGTCTCAATTCCTCGGTGGCGCGGTGCTGGGCATTTCGCGCTCGGACAGCACAAAATACGGCCTTCGCATATCCAATGTGATTCCAGACTTCTTTCTGCCGGTCTTTGATTCCACAGACCCGTGGAACTTGCTGGAAAGCTGGCGGTGTTTCTACATCACGCCAGAGGAAGCTGCTGAGAATTACGGCGTGAAGATAAGCGCCGACAAAGATAAGTGCGTCTTGTCAGAACAGTGGACGCGAGACTACTATGAGATTTTGGTGGACGGGAAACCACCCACTCGGATGTTTGGGCTTGAGGGATACAAAAGCGCGGGAGAGAATCCTATTGGCCGCGTCCCATACGTTTACATTCCTCACTACTTGCGGACGGCTGACCATTACGGAATGAGCCAAATACCTGGCATAGCTAAGCTGATGCTGGAATTAAACAGCCGCACAGCTGACGCGGGCGACTATGTAAGAGAAAACTCCGGCACTGAGTATGTCCTAAAAAACACCACAGTGGCGCCAAAGGCGCTTATTCTTCCAAATGGAAAGCAGGCCATAGACATAGGCAAGCCCCAGGTCGGATCTAATCTTGACCCTGACCTATCCAGAATGCAGACATCCTCCGTCAATGGCGATATTCATCAAAAGCTGCCTCGGCAGATCATGGAGATGATTCAACGGGATGGCGCTACGCCAAACATTACGTGGGGCGAGGATGAGGGAAGCCAAAGAAGCGCAATTACGCTGGCCTTCAAGATGTGGCCGCTAACCTCGCACATTCGCAAAGAAAGGGCGATGTGGGCAGAGGGGTTTAGACAGCTGAACGACATCATTGTGCGCTGGCTGGGTGTCTTGAAAACAAACAATCTCCCCGAAAACGCGGCAGATTATCTTTCCTTTACCAAATGGGAGCCGATGACCCCCAGAGACCGGCTTGACCTTGTAAACGAAGTGGTAACGCTATACAGCGTTCATCTTCTCAGTCAAAAGCGAGCCGTGCAACTTCTTAATCGCGGGGAAGATGTGGCAGAAGAATTGGCCGAGATAAAAAAAGACATGGAAGAAGCCCAAAAAAGTCTTGGGAATTCCCAGGGGTCTCCAGCCGGCGCAATTATCTCCAACGGCGCAGCAAATAGCATAAGTCAGCAAGCGAACCAGTAAACTGCCTCTAGCATTATGTTTGTCCTTATCGCACATAAATATGCGGTGACAGACAAAGGAAAACATAATGGAGCCAGAAACTACGACAACGACAACCACACCAGCGGGCGCACAGACACCTCCGTCCGTTGACTGGGAAGCGCGTTTTAAGGGACTTTCTACAAGATACAACGAGGAAGTTGGGAGATTGACGGGGGAGCTAAGCCGCTTCCAGAGCGAAGCCACAACCTATAAGGGAAAGGCAGCTGAACTGGAAACTAAATACGGTGAGGCGACTAAAACTCTTGAGGCTATTACGAACGCGCGCGACAAGGCACTGAGCGAGACCGCCACCTTGCAAGACGTGACAAGTCGTCTGCAAACCTTAGCCACGGAAGAGTTTAGAGATTTGATTCCGCTGAACGACAAAGGTCTACTTAAGACGGACCTGAAAGGGGATGAATACAAGGCTTATCTTGCCAAATTCAAAGAGACCCTTGCGTCGCAGAAACCAGATCAAAAGACAGGATTTACCCCTGCTACTCCAGCCTCCCGTAAAGGCGCGAAGAAAGCCGATCTCTGGCAAGAGGCGCTTAAAGCGCAACGCGAAGGAAATATGACTGCCTACGATGCCCTTTACACAGAGTATCTAGCGGCAAAGGAGTGATCGATGGTTACGGGACAACTGCCGGGGAACGTTGGTAAGACCGAATTTGAGGCTGATGCCTTTACCGATGTCTTTACACGGCATGTAATTGATTGTGAAGAGATGACTGATGCGGTGGCCCGCATCCCTGTTCCTATGGGGGCAGTGGTGCTAGGCGTCCGCGCGATTGTGACTGAAAGCATTGCGACAGCCACAACCTGCAAAGTTGGCGATCTTGCCGACGACGATGGTTTCTTGACGGCTGCGGCCTTTACGCCGCTGACTGCTGGCGCGATGGTGGATTCCCGCTTACTTGCGGGTGCATATAAAGCCGGCAAAGCCTATTTGAGCGCGACGGGTCAGCTTACGGCGACCTTTGACGTGCAGCCCACCAACGGCAAAATTGAGTTGGATGTTCACTTCCGGGGTTACTCTCCGGTTGAGCGGAACGAAGTGCCGCACAGGGGGTAATTTAGATGGCACAGATTTCTTATTATGATCTGAACCCGATCCAGGTGATTGACCAGAACCACTGGACGGTGCAGATGCCTGAAGTCAATTTCAGATTTCAGCGCAACGCGACGTATACGCCGCTAATTGACTGGAGCTACGACCTTCAGAAATACAACACAACGGATGTGATTGAAACTGAGGCTTTCCAGGGTGATTCCCGCCCGAAAGAGATTGCGCTGACGGCAAACTACGTGAGCACTGCCGCGATGCCGGATACACGCTTTCGTAAATGGTCTGTGAAGCGGTATGCGGACAAGGTGATGCTTCATGAGAGCCAAAATATCTTCAACCAGTGGAAGATAAGTGGTGAAAGTGACTGGCGCCCGCTCCTGCGCGGGGTTCTGGGCGATGCGGTGGTTGGATCAGTGGAGTGGATGGCCCGAAAGTCATTCTTCCAGCTTCCAAAGACCTATTGGCGTCATGCAAGTGGTAAGGCCGACTGGGGAGCTCTCGGCGGTGATGGTGACACCTTTGGCATTGAAGAGGTCAACTACTGGAACTTCTCGCTTGGTAACACGGGAAGCCCGGTAATCCCCGGTGATATGGCTGCTGCAAAAGTGGCCTATATTGCGCCAGGCGCTCATTACGACTTCCGCAGAAAGTTGGCAGCGGCTAGTGGAAACGAAGCTGCGATGTGGCGTGATGCTGCTGTGTATAGCAATACTATCGCCCTTCGCAACGAAATCGGGACATATTCAGGTGTTCGCTTCTTCACGCCTCCGAACGATATCTTTGGTGAGAATCCCAACGTTTTGTATAACGCTGGTGCGATTACCAAGCAGTATGGTGTGGTTGCGCCCATCAAGACCGGCGACGGTAGTCCAGACCCGGAAACCACTCCCGTGGATGGCACCTGGTATGTGGGTCAGAAGGGTGTAACGCACCACATCAAGCTGGAAAGCTTTACAAACGGCGATTTTGAGATCAATGACTTCGTGACGATTCACGTAAAGGCATTGCTGCCAACGGATGTGGACTATCATGGCGTCGAGAACGGTGTAGACCCGCTTGACGAGATGACCGTCAATCGCAGAATCGTAGCGGTGGATAACACCAACAAGACGATTAGCGTTGACCATCCCATTTCCTTTGACTTTACCTCCGCGTTCATTGGTCAGTCTGTGACTGGTGCAACTCCGGGCACATTCTATGCCTATGTGACAAAGGGAAAGAACATCGGCTACTCCATTGTGCTGGGATCGCGTGGTGGTGTGAAGTCGCAGGTTATGAAGCCGCTTAAGTTCTACAACCCAAAGCCGGTGGACGACTTTGATTCGGTGTGGCGGTTTACCTTCGATCACATCCTTGGGATGAATCTGGCAGACCCGAACCTGTTCCAACTTTATTTCTATGCTGTCAGCGTTCCTAAGCCTGGCGGCGTGATTACAGCGTAAATATGGCAAACTGGTCAGAAATAAGCGCAAAGCTATCCCTAATAATCGGTGATGTAACCGAAAGTGCCTATCCCGAAGAGTTTAGGATAGTTGCATTTAATCTGGCTACAGACCATTTCGCTCAGACACATACAGCCCCGCTGAAAAGCAATCTCCTAACCGATTTTGCCGGAGGTGGGGCTGTTCTTCCTCTTCCATCCGACTGCATGGTGCTGGCCGGGGTAGAGGATGTCACAAATAAGAGATTTCTAAGCCCTGTCATCATTCAGGGCGGGTATGAATCGTTCACGGACGGATTTATTGAAACCGCGGATGGGATACAGGTGTTCTCGACTTTAGAAGGATGCAGGATATGGTATTACTCCTTCTATTCCCCAATTGTTGACGGAACGAGCGTCGTCCAGTCCCCAAGATTTGCCGAATACGCGCTCATGATGCTTGCTATGTCTCTTTTGCTTAACCCAGATATGCTGGGCGAGGCTTCCTTGAGCCGATATGATTCAACACGAGACAAGGGGACACCAGAACAAAGCGCAATTCGTAAACAAGCTCAATACTATTTTGAGCAATATACAAAGTCGCTATCCGGGATACCACCTCAGCAGCGCTCTTTCTTCAACCGATGATTGTTCTCCAGGATGCCGTCGGCGCACGGTTTGTAGATGTCCTTACCGATGCCTGTATCGCGCAGGTAGCCGATGAGGAATACAAGGCCACTCTCATTAAGCAGGGCTTGTTTCAGGAAGACCCTGTAAAGAGACGTATTGCACTCATGGTCAATCCGGGAAATATAGATGAGACGAGCGCGGCCCCTCGCTGGGCAAATGCCAACGCAGGCGCCGACAAAGAGACTATCCGTGTTCCAGCCTATGAGATTGGTGGTGGCGGGTTTCAATACCTGAGATACACGATTGAGATTTCTGTCTTTCTCGTCAAAACAAAAGAGCCCCAAGACAAGTCTAGAAACATAGGTATGTCTCTATTTGCAAGAACATGTAAAGCCCTCGATAATCTTCCGATTGGAATAACTGACGAGCTGGGCTATTCTGCGATACAGGCCTACGTTAAATCCTCATCCCCTTATGAAAGTGGTGGTCAGGGGTCGTATATCTGGAAAGGGAAAGTGTTTGTTGAGGTTCTTGTTGCCAAGCCCCTCTAGTCACCCGTTGACATAAATGCACCTATCATTTCTCTTGTAATAGCAACAGCTATTTGAATTGGGAATTCCCAATTGTGGCGGTTGGGCGTTCAGGAGAAAAAATAAATGGGCATATCAGGAACAAGAGGATATGTAAGTCTTGGTTATCAGGCTGGAAAAGGCACAGCCGCCAATCAAGCCAATAAAAAGAGAATCATCGCGCTGGAAGAGGGCTTTGGGGTTCAGGAGATGGCTGATAGCCTTCCAATTGAACTTAGCGGCAAACTATTTCCGAACCACACATACAAAAACGGCGTCTATGGCGCTGGCGGTATGAGGGTAATCCCTCGCCTTGGGGATTCAATCGCCTATCTTATTCACGGAACCGCTGGGCTTTACAGTGTGGCTGCTACCGGCACAGCTGCGTATAAGCATACCTTCACGGTTGATGACGCGAATCAGGCAGATCTTCCGTGGATGACGGTCGAGAGATACATCCCCGGCCCCAGTGGGTCGGATGGTTCTCAGGAACGCTATGAGGATGCGAGGCTTGTTTCGACAAGCTTTACCTTGCCAGCGGCGGGGCCTGCCGTGTGCGAATCGGCATTCATCGGATGTAAACCAGGCATCCCGGTGGATGATGAAACGGATGCGCCATTGGCTTCGGCAAATGATGTAGGGGATTCAATTGCCCTTTCCTGCTCTGGCTCGTTTACAGCAAGCATTACTGAATTGGCGGCTGCGAAGTTTACGGCCATTCAGTTGATGAACATTGTGCAATATACGTCACCGCAGGACGCGCAGGTATTTGGATCGTATTACTTGGAGAACTTGGTGCCTCTGGGAAGAACGACGGCCGTGCGGTTGATTGCGAACTTGGACGACAAGGCTTTGTATCAGCGCATGGTTTATGGCAATATTGGTGTGGTTCAGTGGACGCCAGTTGTGCAGTCTGGCAGTATTTCGGTCAAGGCATCTTCCGCTGGCAACATGCCCGGCGAGACCATTCCTTACTCGTTGACGTTCTCAGCTCCAAATGTGAAGTTTCTGGGTGGAAGGATGAGTCTTACACCGGCGAAGCTTCTTCAGTTGGAGATTACCGGCCAGATCAACAACAGCACAACGGCCACACCTACCCTTAAATACGAGCTTGTGAACCAAGTTGCAAGCTATACGTTCGCTTAAAAATAATATGGCTCTAAAAATCCCAACCCCGCCAGAAATAACTTTTCACTTCTTTTGTGCCGACCCTGCCAACGTAGGAAACGTTGAACGGATTACAGCAGAGGAAGCAAGTGGCAAAAGCCCGGACAACGTGTTTCTTGTCAAATTCCGGCAGGGGACGATAGGTGAGGACACGCGAAGAGATTCACTGATTGGGCAAAGAAAGTTTGCTTCGGAAGATGGAAGGATAGTCTCATTGGCGGATGTAGGGCAAGGCGCATTGGCACATCTCGAAATAGGCATGACGCTCACGGACACGAGCCTCGGCCTTCAAGATGGAAGCGCATTGCGTTTTGTCACCAGCGGAAGCGTGAGAAAGATAGAGAGTGAGGATCAATTCAGCCGTTGGTATAACTCCATTCCATCACCGTGGGCAAATGAAATCTATACGGCCTGCTTGGAGGTAAATCCTTCGTGGGATCCATCCAAAAGATTTTCAGAGCCATCTGAATGAGATAGAAAAAATCGTAAGGGCGTATTACATCGAAAAAGACGAGGTGATACGAAAACTTGGCTTTGGGATTACAGACGTAGAAATACCGCAGTCGCCGGGGATTCTCAATCTGGCAATAATGATAAAGAGATATGGGAATCCCTGGGCTGGCGGTTTATTTGACCAGCCTCATATCACGATCAAGGAAATCGAAGTAGTAAACAGTGTTCTAAATGAAATAGACCTTGTAAAGAGCCAGCCCAAACAGTCCGGCAATGAATACACCTAAAGACCTATTTCCAAAGTTTAACAGTGGCAGAGATGTGACGAGATGGATGGCCGCGCAACTTTCGCGCAGCGGCATCCCGGCAGACAGCGCCATTTTTGGAGAGGATGTTTTTGGTGAGGACAGCGGCAATGCTCTGGTGGTTAATCCGAACACGGAGAGCGAGACGAGATTCCCCGTTTCCTATGAATCTCAGTCCGGCCTTCTAAGGGTTGGAAACACGCTTTACACCAACTCCTTCATTGCCGAGGGATACGACAAAGGGAAGCCTCTTGGCGAGTATCTAAACCCGCAGCAGACGGCTATGCGGTTTCTGACGGATGCCATAAAGACCGCGAAACAGGAAAACATGCCTGTAAGCGATGTTTATACGGCCTTGACCGACCCGCTTCCGCGCCCTGGCATTGCGACCGATTTACGGACAATGCCGTCAGGGACACTTAACAAGTATTCCAGCACACTAACCCAGCTTTATCCCCGCAGTTGGTCGTCCCGAATGATAGGGTCCAGTGCGCTAAACATTGCTTCGACAAGAGGTTACATCCCGGTTAAGGGCGCGGAGATGGGCGAGGAATTTGTCCCGACCGATGATGAATCCTTTAACCCGGATGCGCTTACAAGGGCAACAACGCCAACGGCCAATGTTCAAACCTCTATCCACTTTGGGATGGCTCTTGGGGACAGCCCTGGCATGTCCTACCGCGCGACAAAAAGAGAATTGACAGTAGAGGGCAGCAAGAGTATCGCGGGGAAGATAGACAAATTTGGCAAGAGAGCGTTCCGCGAGAGATGGGAGGCCGACCCGCTTCTGTATCCAAACGAGGGGACACAACAGGAGCCACGCCAGTTGATGGTGGAGGCATTTCTTCAAAAGAGAGAGCTTGGCGAAGGGCGCGCGATCATTGGACAGCTTCGGAACGCGACGATTAGAACAACGCCCCAAAAGTCTTACCTTCCCATTGATTCGCACCTTGACCTGAGCCAATTAAAGCTTGAGGAAGGGTTTACAGGCCAACACGCCTACGTTGGGCGCGAGGGCGCGACGCTGGCTACCATTGGCGAGAACAAGATACGGCTTCCATCCACAAACTTCGCCGCTTCCAACATTGGAGAGATACGACTTGGAATTGGGATGGGGCGGCGGGTGATAAATCAACTGACCTCGCTTCTCGGCTCTGAACGGCGCGACCAGATTGAGGCCAACTTCATGTATGCGAAGGCATACGATGATACTGCCCGGCAGGAAATTCTTGACCTTGTAGAAGGAAAGACGGGAATCAAGACATCCTTCGGGACAGGTGCAAACGATGGTATGTCTCTCGTGTTTGAGAAGGGGCGGGTAGCGGAGATATTTTCTTCCAAGAGCCTGCAAGAGAAAGACCTGCCCGTCTATCAGCAAGGCGCGACCGAATTCCTTGAGAAAAATAACATTGACATTGCAACGGCTTATCAGAACGTCAAATATAAGCCGGAGAAAATTGCCCTTATTGCCGAGGGCCTTAAGAGCATTACCCAAAAGAACGAAAAAGGCGAGTGGATGTATAGCGGCAAGAAGTGGGATTCAATACGCGATGCCGCGCTTAAGGTCAGGGAAGAAGCCTCTGAGTGGGCGGCTAATGGGACCAGTGGGATGGAATTGCTGGATCGGATGGTCTCTCGCTATGACGAGCTGGGGCCAAAACTCACAGACCCAGACACCGGGGAATCCTTTACGCCATTTCCTATCATTCAAAAGGGATTCTCGGTGGAGTATCCAGGCAAGGGACGTGTAGGTTTGGATATTCTTAACTGGATGGGGCGCGAGAATCCAGAACTTCAGAAAGAGGTTATCCAGCAGGGCGTGAAGAACAATGCCTATCTGCGCTATCAGCTTATGATGGAGCAGCCAAAGGCAAAAGAGGTAGGCGTTCCAGAGGGCGGCGTGGTTACAGACAAGAACTTAACCACTGATAACCGTTTGAAGGCGATTGGCGACTATCTTTCTGACAAGGTAAACCCGGGTCAGATGTTCTCCGTAAATGGGGTGACAGTCGTTCATCCCGAAGATGTTATACGAAATGGCACAACGGGCATGAAGACCGCCTACTCGCGCCTGTTTGACCCGTATAACGACGCTTGGAAGAACCCGAATGATGGCCGGATAAGCGATGTTGAGTTGCAGGGGTTTGATCCATATCCGATAAACCAGCAAATGACGGACAGGGCAATGGAAGTCGTCAAGCAGACTGGCATGCACATTTCCGGCAACTATGGCGCAAACGCGGATGCCAGAAAAGAGATGGAGTCGGTTAAGCCCAATGGGTTGTATTACGCGCAAATGCAGGGCAACCCTGACTTGGGAGAGACGGAAGCGCGATATGGCCGCGTTGAACTTGAGAAGATGGCGAGAGACTTCGGCGTAAGCGAGAGTGACATTATAGGGATGGGTCCCATCCCAACGGCTCTTCAACGCTATCCCGCCAGCATGGGGCCGCTGTATGCAAACGCCACATACGACAAGAGCGTAAAAACTGGCCTGCAAATCTCAATGTCAAACAGCATTAGGACGCAGGGCGACTGGGATAGTGATTCCGTTGAAGCCATGCCATTGATAAAGAAAGACGAGAACGGAAATCTTGTCAGAATGGCTGGCGCAGATGAGGCCGTCAACTCACAGGGGCAAAATAACATTGCCGCTCTTCAGGTTCTAGCCACGATTGGAGGAGAGGACAACTTCAACAAGAAACTTGCAGAGATTCAAGCAGCAAAGGGCGCCGCGCCTACGCCTGACGAGATGATTCAGGGCTACGAGGGGCCAAACGGAAGAATAGACAGCTTGAAAGCCGGCAAGCAGAACGTAGTGGGCGGCGCGATTGAAGATAGCATCCTTCCCGCTGGAAAGACAGCCCTCACCGCCCTGACAAACCCGTCTCGCGCTACACACGTTGTATCAAATAAGGACATGATTGATACTGCCCAGGTGGGAATTGAATCAAAGAGCGAGATGTCAGGATTCCTGCTTTTGCGCGGCCTGCAAAAGGCGGTAGGTGGCAAGGCGCTTGAGACGGCGAATCAATCATTCCCGAATTATCAAAGCGGGTTTCGCTCTATGGCAGACGCGGCATCTCTTCCTGCGTCAAAGACATCACCAGCGGCCTTGATCCACCAGCAAATTGCAAACGCGCATCTCAAAGTGCTGGACATGGAATCCTCTGAGCTTCCATTTGCGATTAAGGGCTTTAACTTTGAATGGCTGAGCCGGTGGGCAAATACAGGACGCGACGGAGCAAGTTTCAGGTATGGAAACGTTGTATCTCAGGACTTCACCAAATTTCTTGGCGTTAAGAGCTACGATCCCGAAACTATTGCAACCCTGTTCGCTCCTCCCGATGAGATGAAGCAAAAAGCTCTCGCTCAATTTGTAAGAGACGCGAGAGCAGGGAAGGGGCCAAAGCGCGACGGCGTAATAAACGACATTCTGACGGGGGGGGGAAGCCCATATCACGATTTGGTTAGAAGTCGTGTTGCCACCCAGTTGCGGGCGACGTCAGAGGAAGGAAAACTTACTCCTGCCCAAAATGGCCGGTTTTTGCTTCCCAATAGCAACAGCTCCATCTCTCAGCAAATGATTGACGAGGCCGTCAACATCTCTAACGAACCGCTTGGGGTTGAGACCAGACGCAGCACTACGAAGCGTGGAAGCGCAATGTCTGCACTTGAGGCTAATGCGCTTTCGGACACTGGGAGCATGGTTCTGGATGAAGCCGCGGCGCAGGCAGGGACGACAAGAACAGGGACGCCATCTTATGCGGATATCCCAGCCCTTCAGCGGTCGCTGCAAGGCCCCAACTCAGTCAGACAAAGAGCCGGACAGCCGCCCGTTGCCCCCATAGTTGACGCAGAAGAGCCTACGCAAGAGATACCGCAGGCGCAGGACATTCCGCAACCACAGACGAATACAGCCCCCAGAACAGCCTCCCCTTCAATCCGGCTAAATACACGGGTTGGGGCAGTGAAGCCTACCAAGAGAGTTGGGCAATCCAGTAGTCAGGCCAGACCTACTCTTACGCCACCAAACAGAGTTGGGAATTCCCAAAACGCTAGTGACGAGCAAGACTATCTCCCCAATTACGGGACTGACAAATATGGGTTGAAATCAACGGCCATGAACACCATTGCCGAGTATGCGAAGCAGAATACGCTGCTGCTGGGCAAGGTTTTGGGGCAGAAACATCACGGAACGGGCATAGGGGCGAGGTATAACGAGGGCGCAATTCAAAACGAGAATAAGCTTTGGGAGAACTTCATAGCGGATGATGGGTCTCTGAAAATGTCTCTGGAAGAGTTGGAGCAAAAATTCCCGAACGAGTTTTCATCTCTCCACTTTGACACAAAGAGCGTGTTCAAAAACGCTGGTCTATATGCGCGAGGGATGCTGCCCAAAGCGGAGGCCGCGCGTTTTGCACGCAACTTTAACCAGCAGGCCATGAAAAATGCCTGGGTTCAATTTGGAACGCCTGCCGCGGGGTCTATGGAGCCGGAGGCTCTTCCGGCACAGGGATTGATGCAGAAGTATCTGCAAAAAAACATGCCTGGCATTGAGGAACTTGCGAAGGGGATTACCCATGATAATCCCAATAGCCCGTTGTTTGGAGACTTCCAGAAAGAGCTAAAGGCATCAAAAGACCTGCTGAAGCAGTTTAACGACGCGGTAAAGAACACGACTTCGGGGACGAAGGAACAGGCAGAGGCAATTAAGAAGATGGCCCCTGACCTTCAAAAGATGGCGATGCGGATGGAGGAGAGCGTCCGAATCCCTGGCGCGCGGAAAGAACTGCCTGAATCCGTGAGAGAAATGCGTAAGATGGCGCACGACCTGAGAGGCGCATACCTTCCTGAATCTCTGGGAGGCGGGACACCAGACAGCACATTTGAGAAGCTAAGCGAAAACGACCAGAGGAAGATGTTTAGCGGCTCAATACGTGGCGGGCAAATGCTGGATAACGGGGGAACGGCAAAGACGGGAGAGAGATTTATCGCGGCTATGTTTGCTATGCAGACCATGCGCTCCCTGCGATACACGTTCAATCCCATCATTGACAACGCCAATAGCTATGTTGCGAACGAGGCTAACCTTCTTGGGCAATATTCTCAGGCAACTGGTCTTTCTTCTAACCTAAACAATCAGTTTGGCGTGATGAGAACTAATCAAATGTTCTCAAACGTCCAATACGGGATTGGGCAAAACGCCAACGAGATAGTCAGTGGCGCAGGCCAAATGATACAGGGTCTTGGCATTCATGGAGGCGGGGCATTTGGCTATGCGGCCTCTATCCTCAGCCCTGCATTCGGCGTAGGCGCGGCCACGACACTAGCAGTTACAAGCGCCACACAAAACCCGGTAGCGGGTCTTGTGCTTGGCGCGGGCGCATCCGGGCTTGCAGCGGTTGGTGGAGCGATTGCCTATCAGCAGGGCGCAATGAATGACAAAAACGCCCGCATACGCTCTGATGTGATGAGCAGTCTTGGGATGGAAAAGTGGGCTATCGCTTCTGAGGATACAGCGGCCTATGTGTCTACTGAGGGCGGCGGTCTAAACCCGATTATTGGTTCACTCTGGAATGGACTGAAAAGGGTGAACCCGGCGATAGCAATTCCGTATGCTGCCAATAGGACACTGAAAGATGTTTACAAGAACTGGAATTCTCCGCTTGGCGATGCAATTAATGGAGCGCTGGATTCGTTTTACAACTCAACTTTTGGAAAATTTGAGGGGACTAGAAGCGACTTTTCTCCAGAGGGAAAGAATGTAGTTGATCGTCTTGGGACATCCCCATTTGACTGGTCGGGGATGAACTCAACCGAGACGCTTGGGATGATGGAATCGGTAAACATCCCTGGCTCACCACTGTCTAAGTGGATGGACGCCTCTGGCCTTACGGATAAGTCAAAGCGCATGTCCGTGGCGACCATGACGCAGATAATGGGACAGGGGCTTTCGGAAGAGGAAAAGACCAGACTACAAATATCTCTTGGAAAGGCAGAGGCTAACGTTCTGGCGGGTGGCGCCGATACGCAACGCGAATTAGCTTCCAAACTCGCCATAAGCCGCGGGGATATGCGCTTTAACGCAGGGGCATTGTTGCTCTCTCAGGGCGTAGAGCCTCTTTCTATCGCGGACACGACGCAGGAAATCGCATCATGGCAAAGCGCGGGGGGACGGCAGGGATTGGCTCAGTTAAATTCCTTGCTGTCAAAGAACATGGGCATTCAGGATTACGGGAAGATGATTGCCGGCATGTCACCCCAGCAGCAAATGGGGATGCAACTTTTCCAGCAGGCTAATCCTCAAATGCTTGGCCGAACCTACGCCCAAACAGGCTGGACAGTGCCGGGGCAGGGTTTCGCCGGAACATATACAACCGATACGTTCAACAACGCGCCCCTCTTCCAGATGTCCGCGTGGGGAACGCCGGGGCTGGATATGTCTCAACCTTCCACCAGCCGCGATGCAAGAGGCGTCCCATTCGTCAATCCCTCTGCTGGATGGCAGAACACACTGGCTATCCAAAAGACTTGGGGGCTTAGCGGCGCACAATCGCAGGCGTTTATGGGCGGCGGCAAGTATTCGGTAGGCGGTATTACTGGCTTGCAGTGGTATATGCGTGACCTTCGGTATGACAATCAAATGCAACAATTTGATCTTCAGGCTGGGGAAGCATCAGCCAGGCATTCCTTCTCTATCAATACCGAGCGCCCAATGGCCCGCGCGGACTTCCAAATGCAGCAAGCTTCTCTTTGGGGTGGCAGCGTAAGCACCAAATGGGGGACTTATGATGCTGGGGCTGGCAAATTCGCGTGGGAACGGCAGTCTGCGGCCATAAATCTAGCCGAGATAAATTCCGGCTATCAGCAACAAATGACGCGCTTGGGATGGAGCTACCAAGATATTACGCGCCAGCAATATCAATCCAACATTCAAGCCTCATGGCAGCGTCAGGACTTTGCGAAACAGGGAACGCAAATGTCACTGAATCGCCAAATGCAGACCTATGACTTTAGTTTCTCAGTAGGCCAGCTTGGACGACAGCGCCAATATGCCGCAGAGGATTTTGCCTACAACCAGCAAATGAGGGGGATGCAGTTTGGCTGGAATATGGAGGACATGGACACGGCCATACGCCGGTCTACTGGTTTTGAGAGAAAACAGCTTATTAAGCGCAAGGAGCGCGAGGAACAGACATACAGCCTTGAGGGTGGGCAGATTACCAAGCAAAGAAACCGGCAGGAAGAACAGTTTAAGCTGGAAGAGCAGCACATGAAGGTTCAGCGTCAGCATGTGCTTGAGATGCAGAAACTTGAAGATAAAAACTACAAGGATTCCAAAGAAAGGTTTGAGGAAGAACAAAAGTGGAAAAATGAAGGCTATGAGATAGAGAAGGGCAGGCTTGGGGAACAGGCTCGCTGGATTGGCGAGAACCACGATCGGCAACTGGCTAGTTTTGCCATCCGCATGGAGCAGCTTACAGCGGAGGAATCGCAGGCAAAAGTGCAATCTGCTATGCAGGCCGAGCGTATGGACGCTCAGTTTAAGTTGGAAGACCAACTCTATGGCATTCAAATGGCGAAGATGAAACTTGCAAAAGATGAATTTGTGCAGGTTAGCCAAATCCAAAAGGCCATTGACGAAATGACTGTATCCGCGGAAAAGGCGCAAAAGCTTGTTCCGCAAATGATGGATGACGTCGCGTATGGGTTTATCAAGAGTTTTGTTGAGTTTGCAAATAGCTCATTTACCCCAATGGGCGTAAAGGCGATGCCTCTTCCAAAATTGCCCAGTCATAGCCCGTGGAATCAATACGGGAAAGACACGATTACTCCGCAGGCGTCAGGCACCCCAAAGCAGCAAAGTATAAAAATCTATCTCGATGGGAAGGTGCTGGCCGAGACTACTGTAAGGAATATGCCCCCCGTTGTAAGAGTTGAGCAGGGAGGGAAATACAAGTATGAGCGTTAACGGTTATATCCAGCTTCGCAAGCATGGAGTAGGGGCATATAAATACGCCAAAATCCCATTTGGGCAGTTTGAGGAATTGATACTCAACTCCTCTACCCATCGAAGGACAGTGACCGGCGCTTTATCCAGCGACTTCGGTAATACCTTTTGGCGCGGCGAAATGGTTCTTCGCATTCCGTTTCAGACCGAAACAGAGAATGGACTTTCTTCCATGTCCATTGCCGACCTTGTGACGTGGATGGGCAGCAACATCGCATCAAACAGAACGCTGGATTTCAAGCACTTTGACGATAACATCCTCTACGTCGTAAGAGCTGTGGAGCCATTTAGACGGCAATACCTTACGCCGATCATCAATAACTCGGATTCTTACTTTACTGTCCCTCTTGTCATTGAACAGATATGAGAAGTATTAGCTCGTCCCTTGCCTCACTTCAGCAGGAAACTGGCCGCTCTCTGGCGTATCAGGTTCTTAAAGAGGATTGGTTCAATAAATTCTATCCAACAACGTCCATCCCTCAGAATCTGCTTGGGCTAGTGGACTCTGAAATTCCTCAGTCGTGGGCTTCGGTTGGGTCAAATACTTTCAGCTTTTGGGGACATGATTCAAACACCGGCTACTCAACGCACTATTGGGCTGACTTCAATGGCAATATCACGTCAAGCGCTGTCTATGCTGCAAATGCCTGTATCCGTGCTAACTACCTAAACGGTGGTTTGTATTATGCAGACGGAAACACGATAACGCTTAAGCGGATTGGAAGCGCGGCCAGCGTGAGCACGGGCATCTCTTTTTCAAACACGTCTACGCTTGTTAGAAGATGTGAGGCGGTATGCCCCGTTGTATCTGGGGCAGAGGTTACATCATCAACGCTGTTCTTTGCGATTGGCGTATATGACTTCACGGAAAAACTTGGAACGGTTGCCTATTTCATCTCTAAAAACGGCGCCATTACCAGACTTAGGAACATAGTTCAGTTTCCTTTGAACACCCCGTATTCGCAGTGGTATGGGTTCGCAAAGAAGGCGTCAAACTTTCACGCCATTGCCACCGGGACAGATGAATACCTGCTCGTTGCTCAGGACACAGAAAGCGGGCGGGTGATTGGCTGGACGATGAATCACGGCGTTGAGAGCCAGCCCTATACGATTGTTCCAATTGACCCCGACCTGGCTGACATTACATTTACCCTATCTGGTTTGAAGAAGATAGGGGATTTGTATTACCTGACCGGGATGTTCTCGCGCAACATGTCAGATGGGACGAAGCTGTATTACAACTGCTATTTTAGAAGCGCAGACGGTAAAAATTGGAGTGTTGGCGAGAGAGCGCACTTTGTTAATGCCGAACCTTACCCTGGCTCTTTTGATTCGGATACCACAAGCAAATGGATGGGGTATGGGAAAGTGTATTACACAAACCCTCTGGCCAATAACGTTGACATTACCGCCAATCTCGTGGAATTTGATATTTCTCAAAAATCAAGCGAAGGCGATACCTTTACCGCTCAATTTGATACAGAAGTCCCCAGCGGGACAATTTTGACGTTCAAGGCTGGATATTTGGATGATATTGGGAATTCCCAACTGGTTCAGATTGGGAAGTTTGCTGTGGTCTCATCCTCTTACTCAATGGGCGGTGGCGGGAAGTCTCTTTACTCGGTCAATGGTGTTGACTTTGCGACTGGAAAGTTGTTCAACAAAATCCCGTTGGATATTCAGAGAGACAGCACCGTCTCGGCCTACTCGCAGATTGTCAACTTCAATAACCTTATTGCAGTCCTGTTTCCAGACAAAGCGGTTGCTACGGCTTCCCCATTGCTTCATACAGGGCTAAATGCCCCTACCATCATGTATGACGGGGTAAGAAGCGGGCAGGATGGAATCATCTACGCTACTGCCAAATTCTCGGCAGTGACAGCGTATTGCCAGCAGTCCATCAGTCTTGTTTTTGGGATGAGTGATTTAAGTTTCAACACGATCATCTTCCCGCGAACATCAACATGGAGCAAGGCACTGGCCGATGTGGGAATGCGGCGCAGCGTTCTTACGACGTGGGATCAAGAATCTGGAATGCTTCCAATAACCGATGCTACAAAGGCAGATTGGGCATCCCCTGGCTCCCTGACAAAATTCTCCAATACCGCGATTGCTCCAGTTTCGGACGCATGGTATGACTTCGCAGTCAGGCTGAACGGGGACAGGATTCAACTATTTATAAAACGCCACGCCACAACTGCCAGCGAGTCTGTTCAATATGCGTATTGGACCTATCTAGCCGAATACAGAATATCCTCAAGACAACGGAAACTCTGGGATGACGCTACGTATTGCGGAATTGCCCTTTCCACTGATGTAACAAGTAACAAGGAGTGGTTTGCACAATCGGCTTATGGTGACCTTGCCGTTCAGCTTACAGAGGCATACGAAAAGACAGACTTTGACGGCAAGAACTGGACGCAGGGCGATTTCACCCGAAGGATTAACACCGCTGGAGAGGGCTGGGATGGCTATAACTGGAGCGGGAATAATGTAAGTGTTGGGGCTGACATATCAAAGTTTATTGGCCCCGGTGGGAAGCTACTGGATGGAATGGCCGTCAGGATCGTATGCTTTGAAGATTCCAAGAGCGCCAATCACCAGTATTGGGGCTGGGTATATAGCGTAAATACATCAAATAACACCATTACGCTCACAAACGATGGGAAGAAAGTCTTTACTGCCCCTTACTCACCAGCACATGCAACTCTATACGTTCCTGCAACGAAACAAGATATATTCGCCACGATTTATAGCGGATATAAGACTGATACTGTCTTTGGTGTTCCAGTAACGACGAACAACTCCGTAGCAAAATTTCCCGATAGCGTAGGTGGGCGGGCATTGCTTACCACTGATGCGACTGTGTTCGCTCCACGGTATGTTGACACGGATGGCATCACAACCTATATGCGAAGTGGAAGCCCTACCTCGTTTATTGGATTTGAGCAAACTACGCCCATACATACAACCTATGATGCGGAATCAGAGACTACAAACTTCTGGGATGTCCGCTCGTGGAGAATGCTCATGCAGCATGGGAGATTCTTTAAGGGCGCCGTCGCAGATCAGGGTTTGCCTGCTGACGGCGTATTTGAAGTAGAGGATGAGTTAATCAAATACAAGGAAATTTCGTTTAACAAGGCCGGTGTATATCCCAGTCTTGGAGATACAGATACACCAATAACCTGGTGTGTTATCCCAACCCTATATTCGTCACTTAATACTGGCGCGGCCAATGTTCAAACACTAACCACATGGACCAACGGTGATGGAACATATGTGGGCGATGACCTTTCCGGCTCTACTGGATACCTCGCGGAAATAATAAGTAAAGATTCCAGTGGCATCTCTTCAATTTTTGAGGAAACAGCACAGTATCATGTTCAGAGCGCAACGGCCCATTCAGTAACACTGGATATACCCTATCCCAACTCTGTTATAGGCGCGGAGCCGGGTAAGGGGGATATTCTTGTGCTGTCTGGACGGGGATGGGCAGGAACAAGAAAGGCGTTGCACCCCTACGATGCAGTGGTCAAATACTATCCCTCCAGCGTCAAGCTGGATAGCTTTATCCAACTAAAGCACTTCTCAACCGCGCGCGGACTTTATAACTCAACTGCCACCGACCTGATTGGAACATTAGCCTGCTATGGTGTGTTCAACGCACAAATAGCGTATCTTGGCAGCCTATCCTCACTTGGCACTGTTCAATCTAAATTGGCATCCGATGTTGCTGATTTTGAGTGTGTTTACAAGGGACATGTCTTTTCTGACCGAAAGATAAAGTTTAATTTCAGAGACTACTACCAGCTTGATGTGTTCGGGAGCTATACGAATAGTCGGAGCCAGCTTGTTCTTGAGCTTCATGCCCCAAATGACCCATCTATCATTAACCCATCGCCATATCGCTACCTTGAGTGCGTTTCAGTAGATGTGTCCGATATTGATACATTCTCTGATTCATCCTTTGCCCATGAACTAAGAGTAATTGTAAAGGGTGATTTCATACAGATTGAGTTTCAGGGACAGCTCATTTGGCGTTTCAAAATCAAAGAACATGCCGGGCAGTCTTACTTGGCTGGAAACGTCTATGTCTCTGCTTCATTGGGAATTTCCAACATCTTTATTTACATCCCTGAGCTGGGGGATGAGATGGAGAGCCACATCATTGACATGGGGCAGGGCGGGCGCGAGGCATTGGGATACATATTCTCCGAGCGTTATCTAAAGACCCGAATAACCCCTGATGGCGGGATGTTCGTTTCCCGCTTTCAGACCAGACAGACAGTCCCCTACACGCTTGGTGAATTGATCGTTGATGACCCGCAGGAATTTGGCGGGATAGAGGTGTCTGGCCATACACGTGTTTCCGGCGCTGAGATAGGCGAGGCGCTTGATTCCTCTCAGTTGCGCGAGAACGGCTATCAGTTTGACATGGGCCAGAACAGACTGGCAAACACAGTAAGCGAGAGTGTTGCTATTGCCAGAACGCTCCTTAATCGTGGAATTGAATACAGTTACGGCAACCCAATTTCTACCCATTTCTTTGCCGATTTGGAAGTAGAAGATGGTATCCCGGTTTACTATTCCAACCCTGGCGACGTAACTGGTCGGCAGTCCATCATCAATACAGTAGTGGATTCCATTAGGATCGTTGGCTCTCCGATCTCTCTTTCAGCCCTATACTCTTTGAGAAAGAGTTATGTCTGACACAAGAGAAGCAATAGTAATTTCCACGAACGGCAAGACGGTTGATATTCGTCCAAAGGGCGGGAACGCAACATTGCGGAATATCCCGTTTTCGGGCGGGAACGCCAAAGTAGGGCAGACCGTCTTTTACCAGACAATATCAGGAAGAAGGGTCGCTCTTTCCTCACCATCAGAGACAGATGTGTCTGGTTCTTCAGGTGGTTCTCTCAACGTTTACACTACGACCAGCACAAACATTCAAGGGGCATCGCCTGATGATATTCTTGCTGCCGCTACATATCGAGCTGACAAGGTAGCTGATGAGACGTTACTGAAGTCAAGCGCTGTGGGCTTCCTTGCTCTTGGGTCTGCGGCAGTTGGGAAGTCGGGCTTGACCTATGACCCATCGCACGGCTGGCGCGAGGGTTCAAACCTCTCTCTTGTTTCCTCGTTGCAATCCTCGCTTGCTTTCTCAACATCTGAAGGCGCGACTGGTATAACTGGGACGTTTGAGCGCGTGAGTATAGCCGCCGATTTTGGATTTGGGCGTGGGTTTACTGACCTTTCTGGTGTTGCGCTGGTCTCTCCCTATGGCGGGCTGGGCGTTAATCAATATCCCTCTGCTCCTCTTACCGGCGCTGGTGAAATGGAGCAGCTTCGTCTTATCAACACCAGCGGCCAACGGTTTGCTGGCTTCTCAGTGGATGAGACGGGAAATCTCTCTATTACAGCCCAGAACGGCAGAATCCTACTCACGGGACAGACAAAAACCCAGCACTTGATAGCTGATACAGCTTCTATCTCCCGTCTGCGCGCGGGAAGTCTGCTGGTTGATCGGCAGAGTGTTTTGTGTGGGGAAACCATCGCCGCCGAGCGCGGGGCATTCATAGCCTTTGACTTTACCGTTCCAGTTGCCGGGGGGTCGGTGTCTCTGATTATTGAAGAGCCAGCCGATTCAACAACAAATGTATTTCGTGACGGAGCGTATGTGCTTATCTCCAAGATTTTTTGGACAGATAGCACGGCTTACGTGAGAAAGAAATGCTGGGGGAAGGTAACGTTTAGAAGGCGCCTGCCCGGTGGTTCACCGCCGATGCAGGAGTATTGGTTTGTTCGGGATACAGGTATCCCCGGTGACCTTGCGGCGGGTGAGATTGTTGCCCATGACGGGGCCAGCAACGTTGCCATCCAATTCGGGAAGGATAGCGGTCTCTACATGATTACAAGCACTGGCGGGACGTCTACGCCAAGTGTTGTCATTTATTCATGGGAGGGACACCCGGAAGACCCGTCAAAGCTCAAGAGACAGCTTGAAACAAGTTCCAACAAGGTTGTGGTTTCTGACCTGACCTTTACCGGGAACGGGATTGATACGGGGTTTGGGGCGCGGCTGTATTTCGGTTCTGAGTTGGACTACCACTTTAGCCAGCCTGCCATTGCCACAGGGATAGACGCTACTGACCCTGGCGGTTTGAATGGCTCGATGGCCTTCATGCGGGCGTGGGGAGCAACGCGGACAGGAACTTACGCCGGTATAACGGCCAGACGCACTATTGATTCCCGCTTCATCGACTTTCGCGCAGGCCACTATATTTTTGATGAGGGAGATATAGACGGCGGGCCACTCACCTTTTTGTGCGATGTGATATTGCCCGGTTCGCGCGTTGAGCCGGGTGGAAGTATGTTTTTTGGCCCGTGGCGTGCTCATACCCGCATGGTCACATCTACCAAAGAGCCTACTTCAGCCTTGCTTGCAGAAGGCGATTTGTGGCTTACAGATACGCTCAAGTTTTATTTGGGCGGCGCTGTAAGAAAAGTTTTAGCACCGACATCCATCCCTGTTCTTCCCACGGGAGCAGGTAAGACAGTGGATGACGTAATAGCCGCGCTTCAAGCAATTGGAGCCGTTACCCAATCATAAATATGAGCCAGATAAATGATGACACGACCCCAGATATTGCCGTGAAATTGGGATTTCCCAAAGGAACAGACGTAGATAAGGCAATTCAAAGTCTCTCTGCGCCTATTGAGACGCTCTTGATCGTCGGGCAGGCCGCGCGAGGTATCAGCTTTCAGTATTCAGGCATTGAAGCCGATGAGTTGGCGCAGGCTGAGAGAGTAGCCGTCCTGCTTCAAGGCACATTGCGGAAGGTTCACCAACATATCGGTGGCTTGACAACGAAGCTTCAGGAGAAAAAGAATGATTAGTGTTTATGCATCTGCTGCTCTGCTCAACCATTTCAACAATGGGAATGCCATGCCATCAATTCCAACGCTGTATACGGGATTGCACTCTGGTATTCCTGCCTCTGATACTGGAATAGTCCCAGAGGTGTCTCTGAGCGCATGGACAAACTACAAGCGAGCTGGCACCCCAAGATCAACAACTGGCTACCCTCTAATTACCACAGGAAGAGTTGGAAGCAATGCAACCGCTATTGGAAATGGGACTTCTGGCACTGTAAACAGCTTTCTTGCTTCGGGATCTGGATGTGTCTTGAGCGGCATATCAACTATCCAGTTGACGGGATGGAGTTTATGGGATGCCGCGACTGGCGGGAATTTGCTGTGCTACACCAACTTTAGCACTCTAAACGGCTCTTCATCTCGCGCACTTTCAAATGGCGGCGTATTTGCGATTGACGCGGGGAAGCAGCAATTCACGTTTAGTGCGGAAGGTCTTCCAGACTTTGAAGCCCGCAACTACCTAAATGTCCTCCTAAATGGGATGGGATTCTCGCGCTCGGCATACTGGCTCGGTGCGCTCACCAGCACTACCGGCACAGAGGTTTCTTCGAGCGTGTGGACAAATTACAAACGGCTCAAGGTTACGCGAGATGTTACTACCTTCCCTACTACCAGCACAAATGCAATCACCAACGGTGTCACACTTGGAACAGGGGCCGGTGGTTCGGATAATAGCTGGTTTAGCACGGGAAGCACCGCGGTTACCACATCAGACTTGCCTCTGGCCGCTATAGGCATTTATGACGCGGCTACGAATGGAAACCTGTGCTGGATTGCTTCTGAAACCGCAAGCAGTGGATTTACCCTTATCAACAACTCAACG